GGCGACCTGTTGATGCTGGAGCAGGAATATGGCCAATCTACGCAAGCTCATGCAGGAGGTGCCGCGCCCGCTGGAGATCGTGGCCCACGACGACAAGGGCAGCCTGCCGCTGGGCCGCAAGGCAATCAGCCGGGCGAAGGCGATGGAGCGGCAGGGCAGCTTCCTGAACCACCTGGCGCAGGGGAAGGTGCCGCTTGACGACGCCGCAGCCGACACCCTCCGAGCCTATCTCGACGCCCACCACGCCCGCTCACGACGATAGCCCGGAGTCCTTTGTGAGGAGGCTGCACGATGTCTATCACGCCGGACCCGACGAACACCTCCACATGGCACCCCCGCGTGAGGGAATCTTTCAGGACCAGCAACCGGGAACCGCCGCGTTTAGCGAGGCCCACCTCGTGGGATCGAGTGCTCCAGAACCACACATCGAGCGCTGGGACGGCGTCGGTCCTGAAGGCATGGGGCCTGTGGAGATTCTTGATGGGCGAACTGGACGGCCGCTGGCAAAGCTCAATAGTGCGGCGCGACGGAGGCTAGCACGCTGATGCCGTTCTGGCAGCCACCCAGCCTGACTACGACGCGGCCCGGGGCGCGCTTGATGGCCGAAAACGGCCGCACGGGCCTGGAGCGTGGACCCCAGCCGCACATCATCGCCAGCCCCCCCGGGACGGGCGCGCCCATCGACCGCATCAACTACACGCCCGAGACGGGCGAGGTCCACGCGCCAGGCGTGCTGGCGCCCATCGACAAGCTGAACTACTCGCTGGTGCCGCACGATGAACTGCAGGCGGGCGGCAACGTGAGTCCGCCCGGCCAGCCCCCACAGGGCGGCGGACCGGCGGCGGGCACGGGGCTGTCGTCCGCGCTTCAGCCGGCTAACGCTGGCCAGCGGGTTCAGAGCAACGTGTGGAAGAACACCGGGCAGGGCGGCAGCATGGGCATGGGCGCCGACTCCATCGTCGCCTCGCCAGGCACACCGGCGGGCACCGACGGGCTGATGGGGCGCTACGGCGAAAACGCCGCGCTGCGCACCAACCAGTTCTCGCCTGGCCAGCCGCCGCTGTCCCCCACACCCTACGGCACCGGGCCAGGTCCGCGCGTGCAGGCCAGCGGCCCGACCGCGCGGCCTGTCGAACAGCGCGGCTCGATGACCGGCAACCTGCAGAACTGGGGCATGGGCACCGGCGCCGACGACGACGGAGACGGCTACGACGACGACACCGGCGAGCCGGTGTCCCCCGAAGACGCCATCTACGGCAGCAGTGGTGGCAGCGCTGCGAGCGGCGGCGGGGACACCAGCGGGGGAGGGGGCGCTAGCTCGCCCGCCGAATCGCAGCCGCCCACCACCGCCCCGTCGGGCTACCACTTCATGCTCGACCCGCCCAATGGCGCCGACGGCCAGCCGCCGCGTGGACCGGGAGGCGCGCCGGTACGCCAGACGCTGTGGCTGCAGTCCGACACGGGCGGCAAGGCCAACATCCCGATTGGCTACTACGACGCGCAGTACAAGGCGGGCACCTCCGAGCGGCCGTTCGTCAAGTACGCCGAAAAAGAACAGCGCGCCATGTCGCCCGACTACGCCAAGGAACTCGACGCCAACCTGAAGACCGGCAGCGGGCGCCAGATCATCGAGCAGATGGGCGGCGACGGCAAGATGCACCGGGTGCTGGTCGACAAGGAGCACCCCGACCAGGGCGTCATCACCGACTACGGCGTCTCGCAGCCCGACAAAGCCGCCACGCCGGGCCAGGAAGGCAACACCAAGATCTACGGCCAGGACTCGCCTCACCCGACTGTGCTCGTGCAGGGCGCCGATGGCAAGTGGACGCACGACGCCGCCCGCGAGGCGCAGATGGCCAGGGACTACGCGGCCAAGCAGCAGACCGACGTGGACAAACAGGCGGGCATCAACCAGGCGCGCATCGACGCGGCGACGATTGGCTCGACGCCGTACGCCGTGCATCAGGACTCGGCGGGCCAGACGTGGATCGTCAACGAGCAGACCGGCGCGCAGGAGAAGCTGGGCGGGGTGGACCCCAAAGCGGGCATCTACGAGAGCAACGGGCGCCTGCTCAAGCTCAGCGACGACGGCAAGTCGGCCACCGAGATGTACAAGCCGCCGCCGGGGTACGACATCCATTACGACACGTACGGCCGCGCCATCGCCGTCAACAAGGACGACCCGTCCAAGACCCAGACGATCTACACGCCCGAGGACTACGAGGACCGCAAGGCCATCGACCGGCAGAAGGCGCTGGCCGACATCGAGAAATCGAAGTCGGACCTGGCCACGGCCAAGATCACCCAGGCCGACTCGCGCATGAAGATGCTCGATTCGCTGCAGAAGCTGGAGCACCCGGAAGCGCGCTTCATCGGCTCCAGCGACATCTACCTGCCGTCGGGCGCCGCCGCTGACGTGCAGCGCTACAACCCGGAAACGAAAACCTCGACGTACGAGCACGTTTCGGGCGGCGACCTGAGCGACGAGCAGAAAGCCAACATCGCGCGCATGCGCTCGCTGATGGACGAGATGGACAAGGCGCTGGCGGGCGGCGACACGCAGAAGGCTAACGCCGCCGCCACCGAGATCCAGAAGAGCCAGACGCAGCAGCCCACGCAGCAGCCGCAGGCCAAGCAGGAAGATCAGCCTGGTCTGATCAACCTGGGCATCGACGAGAAGCAGGCGCTCGCCGCCAACTCGCCGGCGGGCGCGATCATGAAGCCTGGTTGGCCGGGAGAGGATCCGCGCCTGCAGGGCGCTGCCCAGCCGCCGACCACGCGCACCACGGCGGCGGGTGACATCGCCCACTACGACGCGCAGGGCAACCTGACCGGCATCGACTACAAGAACACCGCGCCGCCAGACTACGAGGGGCTGGGCAGCACGCTGGCCGAGGGTCTCGAAGACACCACGGACCAGGGCGATCAGGGCGAGCAGGACCAGACCGACGAGTACGGCCAGGAGAACCCCGACGAGGTCGTCTGGGATCCCACCGTCGGGCGCCGCCGCAGGCGGAGCGAGATCACCGGCGCGGGCACTGACATCCCGCAGGGCGGGCAGGGCACCTCGCTGCCAGACAAACACAGGCCAGCGGGCAACCCGGGTTACGACACGACACCGACGCCACAAGCCATTCAGGGGGCGCCTCCTCCTCCTGGGGCAGCGCCTGTCGGGGCTCCTCCCATGGGGGGTGCAACCTCACCGTCTCCGATGGGGGGAGACCCCACGGCCATCGCCTCGCAGCCTGGCTACAACCCGCTCAAGCCGCCTGACCTGGCGGCGCTTGGCCCGCCCGGCGGGGGGGGCGGCACCATGCCGGGCATCCAGCCGGGCGCCATGCCGTCGCAGCCCGGTGCGCTGCCCAATACCAACGACCCGCTGTTCCAGTTCGCCATGCAGCGGCGCCAGGCTGGCCAGGGCGCGCCGATGGGCGGCGGGCAGGACGAACAGCCGGCTCAACCCAATGCGGGCAGCTACGCGGGCTGGACCCCGCCGGTGCCCCAGGACGATGTGGCGGGCATCGGCCACCGCTTCGGGCAGCAGATGAACATGGGCGAGCCGTTCCACTCGGGCGTCGATCTGCAGGCGGTTGAGGGCACGCCGACCATTGCTCCCGTCGACGGGGTGGTGCAGCGCGTCGAGTACAACCCGCAGGGGCTGGGTATCACCGTCATCCTGCAGGGCAAGGACGGCACCACGCACAAGCTGGGCCACTTGAAGGAGACCAGCGCGTACCCGGGCCTTACCGTGTCGCAGGGGCAGGACTTGCAGAGCAAGGTGGGATCCACGGGGAACACGACGGGATCCCACCTACACTGGGCGGTCAAGACTCCGGACGGGCAACCGACGGATCCGACCGCCTCGCTGGGTGCCATGGCCAATCTCCCTCCTGTGCCAGGCACCCAGATGATGGGGCCACCTGGCGGGACCTCCTCGCCTGGCGGACCCCAGCCTGGACCGCAGGCCGCGCAGGGGACGCCTCCAACTCCTGTGCAGTCTGCGGGCCAGCCCCCGCAGCCGATGGGCGGCGGGCAGGACGAGCCCGCCGACGAAGATCCGCTGAGCCCCTTCGGCTGGAACAAGCAGAATCCGTACGGCTTCAACGACCGCAACCTGCAGCGGCAATGGAACATCCAGCACAACCGCTGGGTCGATCAGCAGATGAAGAAGCAGGGCACCTGGCGCACCGCGCCGGGCGCAGCCGACGACCCCGAGCGCGACGCGCGCCAGGAGCGCATTCGCCAGGGCACGGCCAGCAAAGCTGACTACGACGCCGAGCAGGAGGCCAGGGGTGAGGATCTCGACCCGGGCCACAGCATCGGTGAGTACGAGCGCAACACGCAGCCCGAGGACCGCTACCGCCGCAGCCAGGAGACCAACCCGCAGTCGTCCGCCGCGCAGCACGGCATCCAGAACCGCAGCACGTGGAACGACAGCCCGTACACCGCCGAGGGGTGGAACCCGCACGACAAGGACACCAACCCCAAGGAGTGGAACAAGTGGGACCGGCAGCACAAGTGGTTCATTCGCCAGCAGCAGGGGCAAGAAGCGCTGGGCGGTAAGCTCGACAAGCTGGCCGATCAGGGCTGGCCGCAAGGCGCCATCGACGAGATGAAGCAACTCGGACATCCGCCCACCCAGGACGAGGTCGAGGCCATCCGCGCCAAGTACAAGCCCGCCGAGACGCCAGCGGCGCCTGAGGAGAAGCAAGACGCCACTGACTGGGAGACCGAGTGGGAGCGCAAGCGCGCCGCCGGTGAGCCGACCACCCCGCCGCCCGGCGGCTGGGAGCCCAAGGGCGTCACCAACCCGACGCCGCCTCCCGACAAGACCGGGCTGGCCGTGGGTACGGAGAAGCCGCCGCCCACGTCCTGGGAAGATCTGGCCAAGCTGTCTCCTGAGAATCGCCCGCCAGCGGAGACCGACGAGGAGCGCGTGGCGCGTGAGCATGCGGAGCGCCGCGCGCAGATGGACGAAGATGCGCGGGACGCCGGCTACAACGACTGGCAACACCAGATGGACGAGGAGGAGAAGGCGTACCAGGCCGAGGAACAGCGGCTACAGCAGAAGTACCCCGGTTACGGGGATTACGAGCCAGGTATCCCCGAGATCCCTGACAAGAGCAAGTCGGTTTCACCGCCGATTGATCTGGGCGGCGGGCACAAGCCGCCGGTGGGGCCGAGCATCGAGGACCTGAGCAAGCCCAACATCTTCATGCCGCCGGTGGAAATGCCGGGCGGGCACATCCCCGTGCCGCTGCCCGAGTTCCCCCAGGGGCACGTGCCAGGCCCGGAGGTTCAGCTACCCGAGCACACGGAAGGCGCCGGCCCCCCGCTACCTGACCTGGGCGACGTGCAGGAGAGTGTCAACAACTGGTGGGATCAGCGCCCGGCGTGGCTGGGCGGCGCGGGTGCCGACACGGGCGAGCCGTCGGTACCCGCCGAGCCGGGACATCAGGACATGTCCTCCGAAGAGATCATGGCGCTGCTGATGGAGTTGATCGCGCGCATGCAGGCGCCGCGCTCCGGCATGGGTGCCGGTCTGCAACTCGGGCCGGTACACTTGTCCACGTCGATGCGCCAGCCGATGCGCATGCCCTCCAGCAGGATGGAGATGGGACGCCGCGCGGGCTGGACGCCACGCGCCGGGGGTATGAAACGGCGGTCTTCCGCAGGGACCAGTGCGATGTTGGACATATGAGCATGAGCGCCGACACCTTGTGGGATCTGTACCAGGCCAAGGATCAGGGGCCGTTCTGGGGGCCGCGCTCGCCCGCGCCGATTGGCTCCGGCAACGGCGCGGGGGGCATGGGCGCGGGCGGCGTGTACGTCAAGTCGCCCGACGGCTCGATGCACTGGGACGAGACCAAGGCCGACCCCAACCCCAACGGCGGATCGGTCATCGACTCCTCCTCGGGCAAGGCCATCCCGGGTGCCAACCGCCAGAGCTACGCGTCGGGACCCGGCGGCACCGGGCCGCAGGGCTCGCAGGCGCAGCAGGCGCACATTGCCGAGTTGCAGGCCAACCCGACGTTCGCCGCCTCGGGCACCGGACCGGGCTCGTGGCTGGCCTCCGCGCTGGATCCCAGCATCGGTTCGATGTCGGGCGCCTCGGCGTACACGCCGTCCCAGGCGAGCGGGGTTGGCCTGCTGTCGACCGACCCCAGCGCGGGCACGACGATGACCCAGACCGACCCGAAGCTGCAGGACATGAAAAATCAGTACGACCAGTTCCAGCGGGACACGTGGAAGGTGGGTTCGTCACTGGGCAAAGTCGGCTCCGGCGGCGAGCGGGGCATGGGTGCCGGGGGGGTATACGTCAAGTACCCCGACGGGTCGATGCACTGGGACGAGACGCGCGCCGATCCGAACGACGCGGGCGGGTCGGTCATCGACTCCAGCACAGGCAAGGTCATTCCAGGCGCGGATCGACAGAGCGGCTCGACGGGGCCGGGCGGCACGGGCGCACCAGGCACCCAGGCCCGCCAGGGCCACATTCAGGAGATCCAGCAGAACCCGTCGTTTGCTGCCAGCGGCACCGGGCCTGGCTCGTGGCTGGCATCGGCCATCGACCCGTCGGTCTCGTCGCTGGCGACGGCCAACACCTCGGCCTTCAACTCGGGTACCCGCGCCAACAACATCGGGCCGGACCCGAACTCGTACTCGCAAAACCCAGACCCTGTGCTGCGGGATATGGCCAACAAGTACGACGCCTGGCAGCGCAACACGTGGAAGGTCGGCTCGTCGCTGGGCAAGGTCGGCTCCGGGGGTGAGGGCGGTATGGGCGCCGGCGACACGGCGACGATGACCCCCAGCCAGCAGGCCAGCGTGGATCTGACCAACAAGCAACTCGACAACCTGCTCAAGATCGCCCAGATGGAAGACGCGCAGAAGCGCGACGCCGAGAACAACCGGCACAATGAGGCGCTGGCCAAGATCCAGCAGGACTACCAGTTCCATCAGGACGACGTGCTGCTCAAGCAGCAGGAAGACGCCGAGAACGTCCGGCACGCCCAGGCCCAGGAGCAGCTTCAGCGCGACCAGATCGCCAGCAACGAGCGTCTGGAGCAGATGCGCGAGGCGCACGAGATTCAGATCCAGCAGATGCAGGAGGGCAACGCCATCTACCTGCAGCAGGGCCAGCAAGCCTACGACTCGTGGAGCAAGGGTCAGGACCAGCGCATGCAGATCCTGGGCAGCGCGCTCTCCAACCCCTGGCTGCAGGCGCTCTCGGGCATGAGCCCCGCGCCGGGCGCCGCGCCGGGTAGCGTGGTGGGTGGCCAGAACCTGGCCAACCTGATTCAGCAGATCATGCAGCCGTACGACCCGCGCGCCTGGGGCGTGCAGAACGCACCGAGCGTGATGGGCCTGCAGGGCAGCACGGCGGGCGGACCCAGCGGGCCTGCGGGTCAGGGACAGCCCAGCCTGCCCTACGCGACCTCGACCAGCACCCTCAATGGAAACCCTGACTGGCAGCAGTGGCAGCAGATGACGCCCTTCCAGAAAGCCGCGTACCGCACCGACATCGAGGCGCTGGGGCCAGGCGTGTGGAACCAGATGAGCGCGGCGCTGGGGGGCCAGTACCAGCAGGCGGGCGGCACGCCCAACGTCACCCAGATGCAGGCAGCAGGCGCCAACCCCGCCGATCAGGCCGGCATGCAGATGACCGGCGAGCTTTTCGGCCAGAGCCCGTCGCAGTTCTGGACGGGGCAACAGCGCCTGTGGTCGGGTGCCCAGGCCGCCAACGTCAAGACCAACCAGACGGGTCAGAACCTGAGCGGCATCGCGGCGTAGGGCCATGGCAGTTCCCGACTGGCTGGCGACCGACCCCGCGACCTCCCCCACGCCGAACCTGCTGTCGCGTACTCGGCCCGGCTGGGCGCCGCGACCGAATCGCACAGTCAAGATCCGCAGCGCGTGGGAGGTGCCTGGCATGGAGTTGGGCGCGGGGGATGATGAGGAACCTGACGCACCTCAGCAGGTCGCGCAGGGGATCTCGGTACCCGAGTATCTGAGCCGGATTGGTGGCTGGGCAGCGGATGCCTATGTACCACCACAATCTTTGACGCCTGCCCCATCTTCTGATACAACTTCAGAAGAGCCGAGCGGGTCTGAGTCCCCCGCATCGTCTCAAGCGCCGCCACCAGCCACTTCTGCAGCGGATCATGCTCCCCGCGCGACGAGCGGGAGTACGGCTGCGCGGACCGCACAACCGCAGACGGGGGTAACAAAGAGCGCTGCACCTTCGCGGCAAGCGGCGCCTCCTCCTCAAGGGCCTTCGTCTGCGGCTCGTGCCACCTCCTCTTCGTCTTCGTCGAGCAGCGCTCCGAGGACCCAGAGCCAGCAGGACTTCACGGCTATGGCCATCCCTGCCGCCGAGAAGGTGCAGGCCAAGACGGGCATCCCGTGGCAGGCCATCGTCGCTGTGAGCGCCAACGAGACGGGCTGGGGCACGGCTGTCGCCGGGAACAACTACTTCGGCATCAAGGGCTCCAACCCCGATACGGGCGCCAACACGGGCCAGGTCGGCACCTGGGAAGTCGTCAACGGCCAGCGCGTCAACATTCAGGACACCTTCCGGGCGTACCAGGGCTATCAGGATTCGGCCAACGATTTCGCCCGGTTCCTGCAGTCGAACTCGCGCTATCAGCCCGCCATGTCGTACCTGAAGCAGAACCCTGACGACTGGCGTGGCTTCCTGCGCATGGTCCACGACGCGGGCTACGCCACCGATCCGAACTGGTCGAATCAGGTCATCAGCATCGGCAACAGTCTGGACGGCACCCAGGCGGCGGATCCCAGCAAGCCCAGCAAGCTGGGCGTCGACAAGGACACCCAGCGCGTAGGCATGACCGGACTGCTGGACACGGCGGCGGGCCAGGTCGGCTCCAAGTACGTGTGGGGCGGCGCCGGAGGGCGGTCAAACTTCGACCCGAAGTTCGTCGGCTCCGACTGCTCCGGGTTCGTGGCCTGGGCCTACAACCAGGCCACCGGGCTGACGCTGCCCGCGCAGACCAGCAGCATGTTCCAGCAGACCTCGAACGTGCGCGCTCAGGATGCCATGCCGGGCGACCTCGTCTTCTACAACATGGGCGAGGGGGCGCACATGGAGCACGTGGGCATCTACGCCGGCAACGGCATGATGGTCCACGACTCCAGCATCAACCCCAACGGCGGCGTGGACATCACCCCGCTGTGGTCGGGCGCCCAGTTCCGCCGCGTGAACGGCGTGGACCCTTCGCTGTACAGCCGCGCGACGGGCGGCGGGCTGCGCTCCAGCCCGCAGGATGTGCCCACCGAGTGGGTGGTCACCGTCGAGCATGGGCGCCAGATCGTCACGCTGTACACCGCCGGGGGCATCAAGAAGGACGACCTGGGCAAGGCCAGCGCGCCCAACGGCACGGTACTCGGCCACTCGGGTGAGGACCAGACGGATCTGGGCTCGGGCGCCGACGAGCGCGACCCGGACCTGATGCGCCACCTGGGCGGCACGCCGCCCCAGGCTGAGGAAGACGACGACACTGACTATTCGTTCCTCGACACGCCGCTGTCGCCGCAGGGCGAGGCCGCGTTCCAGATCTGGAAGGCGCAGAACGCACCGCGCGACTCGGGCTGGGACTACGATCTGCGCGGCGCGTTCGCCGCTGGGATCAGGCCCGATCCCGAGACGGGTCACTGGCCGGACACGTACAAGAAACCCAACCACCCGACGTTCTCGGACCAGTCCAAGTTTGCCGGTCAGTACCCCCAGAAGGCAGGCCACTGGGACGGCGATACCTATGTGCCCTCCGCCCGCGTGGGCGCGGGCCAGGACGAAGAGGACCAGTACTTCCTGAACCCCAGCACTGGCAGCTACGAGCGCATCAAGCGCCCCGACGAGATGCCGCCCCTGGAGGTGACCCCGCCGCCCGACCTGAGCCCACCGCCGCCCGAGATGCCGCCGCCCGACGAGGCGCCGCCGCCACCCCCGCCGCCCCCCGACCCGGTGAGCGCGCCGCTGTCGGTGCCGGCGCGCCAGCCGATCTCGCAGACCGCGCCCAACCGTCTCAAGCCTGGCGAGTCGCTGGATAAGGCCGCGCAGGAGGGCACCGTGCCCCAGACACTGGCGTCGGGCGCCCAGGACGTGGCGCAGGCGGCTGGCCCGATGATCGGCGGCGTCTTCAGCGGGCTCGGCACCGTGGCGCGGGGCGGGGCGGACATCGCGGGCCAGACGGCGCGCAACGTGGCCGACACAGCAGGGGACCTCAACCAGGCGGTCATGCAGACGGAGCCTGGCGCGCCGCTGGCCGACGCCGCACAGGGGGTCGCGCAGACCGCCGGTGACGTACACGCGGCAGCCCAGGACCTGGGCGCCCAGCCGGTTGACCTGAGCGGTGCCCCCGACGTGGCTGGCCAGGCAGCAGGAGCGGCAACCGAGGCGGTCACTGGCGCGGCGACCCAGGCCGCGACTGGAGCGCAGCAGGGCCTGGTCGACGAGTACACCAAGATGCTGCAGGACCCGGGCGGGTACGCGGCCGACATGGCCAAGAGCAAGGCGCTGTCCGCGCTCGGACCCGCCGCTGTGCCCGCGCAGATCCTGGCGCCTGGCGTGGCGGACTCGCTCGGCTACCTCAAGGACAACGGCTACGACGCCGATCTGGTCAACCAGACGCTGCTGAACATCAGCACTCCCGACCCGCAGCAGCGGCCAGCCTCGTACAAGGTGGCCCACGGTGGCGTGCTCAACCCGGCAGAGGGCGCGCAGCTTGTCACCGAAGCGATGGATGCCAACAGCGATCTGCGCAAGTCCATCGCCCAGGCGATGCAGTCGCCCGAGGTGCGCGACTCGCCCGAAGGTCAGTGGGCTGCCGAGGGCGCCGCGTTTGTCACCGACCCGATGAACCTGGCCATGGTCGTGGACCCGGCGGCGGGCATCGCCAAGTACGGCAAGGCCGGCAAGGTGATCCTCGACGGCACCGAGGTGCTGCCCCAGGTGCTCACCGGCGACGCGGCCAGGGCTGCCGCCGAGGGCGTGGCCAAGCACGCCCCGGAGTACACCGACTTCGTGCGTCCGCTGACCCAGGACGAGACGCGCACGGTGCTGCAGCGCGCGGCGCTGGACCTGAACGACTCGACCCTGGAGCAGTCGGCGCAGGCCGTGGCGGAGGGCGAGCGCTACGAGCCGCTGACGGGCGATCAGGTCAGGCGCGAGGTGATGAACGCCGTCGCGCGCACCAACCCCGGCGTCGACGCACAGACTGTGCTCGACAAGACGGACTCGATCATGCGCGGCGCGGGCATGGACATCCTGGGCGACAGCGAGCGCGCGGGCGCCTACGGCCAGTCGCTGGGCGAGCGCATTGGCGGGCTGCGCGAGATCGGCCTGGCGCCCGAAGCTCAGGCGGCGGACCGCACCGCGCTGGGCCTGGGCAGCAAGCAGGCAGCGGCGGTCAACACCAAGCTGGCGCTTGACCTGGGCGGCGGCGCGGCGGGCGCGGCGGTCGGCCTGGCCACCGAGGACCCCAACAGCCCGGACTACTACACCAACGTGGCCACCAAGTCGCTGCTCGGGCTGGGCTCCACAGCAGCCGTGGTGCATGGCGCGGCGATGATCCCCAAGGCCGTCAGCGCGGCCATCGAGTCGCCCGCTGGCGCCCGGGCTCTGGCGCCGCTGCGCGAGTTCTTCGCGCCGACCATGAACCTGACCCCCAAGGCGCGCTCGATGTGGGAGACGTTCGCGGGCGACACGGGCTGGGGCATCGAGGCGGGCAGGAACTTCAGCGACCGGGTGTACCGCACCTGGGGCAAGTACGCCTACGACGCCAACACGCTGGCGACCATCGAGCGCACCGGTCGGCTGCCGATTGCCATGCTGTCCGACCCCAACATCGACTACAAGGCTGCCAGGGAAACACTCGACGAGTGGAAGACGGTCGCCAACGACTTTGCCAGGCTCAACATTGTGCCCAACGATATCGACTTCAACAAGCCCGGCAGCAAGGCCGTGCTGTACGTACCGCACGCCGTCGAGTCGGACTGGGACCAGGCGGTCAAGCTGGGCAGAGGCAGGAACCAGCCCGGTCGCGCGTCGTCCAACCCGTTCTACACCTACACCCAGGAGCGGCTGCACGAGACGCTCGAAGACGGCATGGCAGCCGGGGTGAAATACTCCGACGATCTGCCCAAGGTACTGGGCAACTACTACTCGGCGGGGCTGCGCGCCCAGGCGCTGGACAACATGGTGGGGGGCCTGGAAGCCCAAGCGCAGATCAACAACCCGAAGTGGTACGGCAAGACGCTGGGCGATTTCATGCTCGCAGGCGAGGACGTGGTGCGCATCCCGCAGGGCACCAAGGCGCCGTCCAACGCGATCTGGCTGGGCAGCATTCCGGGTATTGGCAACAAGTACGCGGCTGAAGTCTTCGGCGCCGAGAAGACGTACGTCTCGCCCGAACTGGCCGAGGTGTTCAAGAACGCGTTCTCGCCGCAGGGCTTCGCCAACGCGCCTGGCCTGCGCTATCTGGTCCAGCCGGTCATGCAGATGAACGCGGCGCTCAAGCACAACACGCTGTCGGGCTCGTTGTTCCACATGGCCAACGAGTGGCGCCAGTACTGGGCGACGCAGGGCACTAGCGGCCTGGGCAACATGTCCAGCATCGTCAAGGGCACCCTCAACCCGGGCGAGTTCAGGAACTTCATGTCCGACGCCAAGTCGCGCGGCATGATCGAGCAGGCCATGAAGGACGGCCTGTCGCTGAACACCCTGGCGGAGCACGACGTGACGGGCACCAAGGCGCGCATCGCCACCACGCTGATGAACGTCGGCGGCGGCGCGCTGGTGGGCTCGCAAGCGTCGGCGGCGGCGGGCGGCGACGTGCAGGACCAGATCAAGTGGGGCCTGGCCGGTGCGGCGATGGGTGCGGCGACCACGGCGCCGGGCACTGGCATGCTGCTGGGCCAGCAGTTCCGGGGTATGGGCACCAAGAGCCTGGTCGAGACCATCAGCGAGGGTCTGTGGAACCGGACCATCCCGATGATGAAGCTCAGCACCTACGAGATGTACGCCCCGAAGTACGGCGGCAAGGCGGCTGCCGAGTTCGCCAACACGGTCTACGGCGGCAACAATCTGGAGGCCATCGCCCGCTCGCGCACGGTGCAGGACGCCATGCGGCTGACGATGCTGGCGCCCGACTGGACCGAATCCTGGGCGCGGCTGATCGGCACCTCTGCGCTCAACACCCCCACCGGCGAGATGTCGCGCCAGTACTGGGCCAACGCCGCGCTGCAGTCGGCGTTCCTGCTGGAAGCCTCCAACCTGGCGCTGGGCGGGCACTTCTCGTGGCAGAACGACCCTGATCATGTGCTCGAAGTCGACGCCACCAATCTATACAACAAGTTTGGCTGGTCGACGACCGATTCCAAGGGCAACAAGTTCACGCCGTACATCGACGTGCTGGGGCCGTACAAGGGCCTGCTGCAGCCCATCATCGACCTGGGCAGGGCTTCGACCGTGGCAGCGGCCAAGGGCGTCGGAGTCGACCCGATGAGCCTGCCCGGTGGCCCCGCCATCGCGGGCTACTTCCCCAAGCCTGGCGAGGATGTCTCGCTGGCCATCCCGCGCCCCGACCCGGGTCAGCGGATGAAGGACTTCGCCTCGGCGCGCGGCAGTATGCTGGGCACCGGCGCGGCACAGCTTCTCGACGACCACGACTTCGCGGGGCGCCCGCTCGACCGTAACGACGATCCGTTCTGGCAGCAGGCTATCAACCGCGTCAACGTTGCCGCGCAGCACATGCTGCCAACGGGCGTGACCCAGGTCATCAAGGGCGGCACCACCGGCGAGCCGTGGCAGACCACGCTCGGCTCGGCCGTCACGGGCGCGCGGCTGTCGCACGGCACCGAAGCCGAACGCTTCTTCGACATGCAGGATGAGTTCATCAAGGACGCCGGTAAGGACCCGCGCGACTGGCAGGCCATCCTCGACAACAACCGCAACGCCAATATGGGCGTCGACCAGCACATCGCCAATCTGATCAACGGCGTCGAGGATCCCAACGCTACGTACGGGGACCGAGGCAAGTCGATCAGCAGCGCGCTGGGGGACAAGAAGCCCGAGAGCCAGGTCCGCAAGGACCAGATCGACGCCAAACTCAAGCTGAGCCCCGAGACGCAGCCCGAAGACGCACGGCTGCGCCAGGAGATCGCCTGGCTGGACGACCAGAACACCAACCGGGGGGCCGACGTGCCTGCCGATCTGGACACCTCCGGCCAGCCCAGCGACTACGTGCAGAACCTCGTGCGCATGGCCTGGAACCGCGACCCGAACCTCGTCGCGGACCTGCAGGCGGGCGGACGACGCGGGCTCGCCTCGCACCCGGGTAAGGACGCGGCGGGCGAACTGGCCGACCAGCGCCAGCGCTGGATGGCCGACACGGCCAAGACCTACGGCGTCGACTACGATGTGCTGCAGGACACGCTCAAGGCGCAGATGTACGGCGATGGGGCGCCGCCCCCCATTCCGGGCGTCACCAGCGGCCAGCTTGATGACATCATCAACGGCTACACCAACGCGGGCAAAGACGCCAAGACCCAGGAGGATCTGCCGCCCGACGCGGCGCGCATGGCCAAGGAGACGTACCTGTCGAATACGGTCAACGCCATCAACGCCACCAACCCGAACGGGCCGCAACTCGACCAGACCAACCTGGCCCGCCGCATCCAGTTGCGCAAGCTGCCGGTAGCCGACCAGACGCCCGATCAGCTTTCTTACGACCGGGCTGAGGCGGTCAGGCAGAAGGTCACGGCCTACAAGTACGTCGACGAGAATGGCCAGCCGCTGGGCAACGCGCAGGACTGGGCCAAGTGGGATCAGGAACTGACGGTCGCCAACAACCGTGACCAGAAGCACGGCAGCACGTACATCCAGGGCGACCCGCTGTACGGCTGGAAGCCCGACGAGCACCTCAACCAACTCGACGAGGCCAGGCGGCGGGCGACCGCGCTGACGACCAAGCAAGTTCTGCGCGACCCCAGCATCACCCCGGCCCAGCGCGACGCGTACTTCCAGTGGGAGGGCGAGGGCTCGGCGCTCACCCCGACCGAGTGGAAGCAATTCAAGGACGGCACGCTGGACGAGTGGAACGACGCCAAGAAGTTCCCTGGCGGGGTGCTGCCCAAGGACGAATGGAACCGGCGCGTGGCGGCGACCCGGTTGTGGAACAGCCTGACCAAGGAAGAGAAGACCTCGTACGACGACCAGAATGTGCCCAACCCGCGCCCGCTCATCGAGTGGAAAGGCGAGACCGACCCGCTGGGTCCCGCGTACGAGCACAATCGGGGTACGCTGGCCGAGTACATGGCCTACCTGTCGCGGGTGTCCAACAAGAAGTACGTCGGCCTGCGTCAGATCCAGGGCCTGGACCCAGAACAACCGGAGAACGTATCTTAGGGAGGTTAGATGGCAGACCGACTCAGCGACAAGGCAGTCAAGTACGCCGGGAAGATCGGGGTCGGATCAGGCCCGGTACCTCTGCAGAACTGGAAGCGACCGTACGACCGCAAAGATCGGGATGGGCCAACCAAACAGCGCGGTAGCGATCTGCGTCCGGAACTCAAGAAAGGAAAGAGCTAGTGGCCAACACCATCAATAGCAAGCACCAGAAGGTGGGCGGGAAAAGCTCGGGCGACAACTACGACTTCAAGCGCGACGGCTACGCCGCCGGGCCGGTACCCAGGAGCATGCAGGGCACCAAGGTCGGGCTGACCAATCACAAGGGGTATTCCGGACCCGACGTAGCCAAGGGAACCCATAACGGGGGCTGATCCCAGTGGCCACCGCAGACAACGCGGCTGAGTTTGAAGACCTCCCCGCAGGGCAAACGCCCCCTGCGCAAGAGGACTCGGCCCCGGAGACGGAAGCGGATCGTGAGCGTGAGATCCAGCGACGCCTCACACAGTCAGGCCGTGAAGCCGCCGAAGCCAGGCGCCAGGCGCAGCAAGCCCAGGCCCAGCTTGCCAACCAGAACGCCCAGATCGGAGAGCTTCAGGCCGGGATCAGGCTGCTCGCCGCCAACCTCAGCGCCCGCGATCAGCGGGAAGCCGAGGTGCGGCAGCAGCAGCAACAGGCTGAACTGGAGCGTCTGCCTCCCGCAGACCGTTTAGCGCGGCAGATTCAACTCCTCCAGGGTGAGGTCAGGGACCTGCGGGCCGCTGGCGCGCAGCGACAACCGGCGCAGCAATCCACCCCCAACCCTCCGCAACAGCAGGCCCCGGCACAGCACGAGGCCACCGACGACGAACGCCGCGAGTACATGAACCGCCGCGTCACCGAGATCGTCGACGAAGCCGAACGCGAGTTTGGCGTGCGTCCGAATCTGGACGAGATCCCAGATGCTGCCTGGGACGCCGAGGAGACGTTCTACCGCGAGGTTATGCGACAGGCCGCACGATCAGGCCAGGGAGGCACCGCAGTGGCACCACCAAAGAAGGACGAGACCCCCGCGCAGATGCGCGAGCGGATCCGGCAAGAGGAGCGCGAGAAGCTCGGGGCGACCAGCCCCAACGGCGCCCGACCGGCAAGCACCAGGCGCGGCAAAGCCGCGTCGGCCGACGAGGTCAGGGCAGCCGCGCAGACGTACGACTCCAAGGCAGGCCCCAAGGCCAACATCGCCCGCATGCAGAAGCTGCGAGATACGATGGGCTAATGGCCGGCACTACCGGAACCAGCGCGATGGCGGCACAGGTCAAGCCCAGTTACCCCAAACCCAAGGCCAAGCGCAAGCCGAGGCCCTGGTCATCTCAGAACAAGAAGAAGAGGTAACCCATGCCGCAGGGCACAACCGGCACCGTTGCGCTTGCTCCGGAGGTCAAAGCGTTATACGACGCCGACTTCTACATCCAGGGCCAGAGCGTCCTGTACTGGGATCAGTTCGCGGACCTCAAGGGTCCGATCATGAACGGGCAGCGCGGCATCAGCCAGAACTTCCCGATCATCGAGTCGCTGCAGCCCAACCCGACTGTGCTCGACGAACTCATCGACGTGGCCCCGCAGCAGATGCGCGGCTCCGAGGTGGTCATCACCCTGTCGGAGTACGGCAACGCGATTGAGGTCACCAAGTTCCTCGTGGCGACCGCCTACGCCGACGTGTACAAGCAGGCCGCGTACATCAACGGCTACAACCTGGCGGAGAGCTACGACTACATCGCCCGCGCGGTGTTCGGTCAGGGCTCCCGGGTATGGTTCCAGAACAAGCACACCGCCCGGTCGCAGTTCACTGGCCAGACGGTGACCGCCGACCAGATGTCGATCCGCTTCATCGAGTTGCTGTCGATGATTGGCGCGCGGGCGACCAAGATGCCGCTGTACGAGGACGGCGCCGTGGCGACCGCCGTGCATCCGTTCGTGTTCTACGACCTGATGCAGGACAACGCCAACGGCGGGCTGCGCACCATGTCGCAGTACAGCCATCCGGAGTTGCTGTTCAACGGCGAGCTTGCCTACTGGGGCGGGCTCAGGATGATCGTGACCGCCAACGCCAAGGGCTTCTGGGGCGCGGGCGCGGCACCGGCGTCTGCCGTGGCGACCACGCTGGGCACCGCCGCCAACCCTGGCGACACGACGATCACCGTCGCGGCGGGCACCAACATCACCGTGGGCATGTGGCTGGCGATTCAGGACGCGACGGAGCCCGGTAACACGTGGAGCGACTCCAATGAACTGTTTATGGTCACTGGCGTTGCTGGCACCACGATCACTGGCTTCGCTCTCGACCCAGGCCCAGGTGACGCTGCGGGCCTCCGCTTCGCGCACGCCTCCGGCGCTGCCGTCACCAACAACAACTCCGTCTTCCCCGTTCCGGTCTTCGGCCCCAACAGCGTCACCAAGTCAAGCTCCGACTGGACTGGCCCCTACGGCGAGACGGTGGTCACCGGCCCCTTCGACCGACTCGGCCGCTTCCTCACCTTCGGCTGGTACGGTATCGAGGGCTACGCCCGCACGCGCAACGCGTGGCTGTTCCGAGGCGAGGTTGGTTCCAGTCAGTCGTGACCGTCATTCACGTTGAGGGGACCCACGTAGATCCCCCGGCCAACTCGTCCAAGGACGGCGATTACTACGACCGCTGCCCCTCCGACGGGTGCATGGAAGTCGATGCAGCCCATCGCAGCGAAGGCGACCGGTCTGGCGTCCGTGAAGGCGTCCACGACTGGTCGATCTTCAACGCCGATGTCCGGAAGGGGGGGTGCGGGTTTACGTGGACCAGAACCACCTCGACCGGGGTAGACATTGACCATCGACTCGGCCGTGAGTCACGCTGGCGGACCAAGTCGGCGGGGGCGGAGAGGTTTCTCTCCGCCCCATCCGACGCTTACAGGGACAATTACGCGGCGATCTTCGGCCACGACTGATGCTGGTCCGCAACGCGCACCCCGACCACATCGGGCTGGAGACCATCGACAACAACGTGGAGCACACGCGCTGGCCGTGCGTCTCGCACCCCACCAGCATGCCGTGCCTGGAGGCGCAGCACAGGCTGGCGCGCAAGGGCATCGCCACGCTGACCCAGGCGCCGCGCGTGGTGCCTGGGGTAGCCTACAGGCCACCAGAACGCTTGGAGTGATAGTGCTCGCGGATCCTCGCCCTGGTGCAGTCATGACAGCCACGCGCCCCTCCAGTCCCAGGCACGACCGTGAGCGGGTGTCCTGCGGCACAGTGAGTCTTGCGCGCGTTCTGAGCCCCGCGCCCTTTACCAGCGAGGACATTCTGTCCCCTGGTAACCAGTCGCATGTGCTCCAGATTGACACACCTTCGATGCAGGCACGCTGGCCCACCGGCGCACGTTGGGTCTTCGTTGTGGCAAACGTGGTCGATATCGACGCCCTTCGGCGGTCGACCGTACCGGACAGTCCATACGTAGGTGTGCGCGTATCGTGTGGCTCTTGAACCCGGGCAGTTTATGGTAGGTGGTGCCATACCCCTGTCGGTCAATGTTTCCACCCCAGGGAATACAATCTGACATGAGAGAGGGGTGATCGTATCATACAATTCCAAGAGAGCATCGCTGACGCCTACGTGCTCCCCGCGCGCAACGTGATGCTGCCGTCGACGCCTGGGCGCCAGGTGCGCTTCCTGCAGGGCCACGCGGTCATCAAGCACGGCCGCGATCTGGTGGCTATGATGCGTCGACCGGACGTGAAGATTCAGCTTACGCCGTACGCCCTGTCCTGGCTGGAGACGTTCTTCAAGGAGGCCGGGGAGAACGTCCACGCCGAGGTGCAGTGGCCCGAGCGTCAGCCGCCGAGCGCAGTGGCTGCGGTGCCCGAGAGCGTGATCTGGGATCCGTCGCGCAAGGAGGAGATCCTGAGTGGGGCAGCTAGCCAAGACCCTGATCCGGGAACTGAGTGAGCGCGTCAGCGACTTCGCGCTGGCCACCCCGTCCATCGGCGGGACGACGACGCTGATCGACCCCGATCTGCGCCAGTACTTTCCGCAGCCGCTGCAGCAGTTCAACGGCTGGGTGTACTGCCCGGAGGATAGCCCGGACGCGCTCAACCGGGGCATCGAGCGGCGCGGCCAGACCTGGGACCCGACCAACAGCACGCTGATCCTGTACTCGCCGGGCTTCCCGCAGACGATCACGGCGGGCGAGTACGAGATCCGCATGCGCTTCAGGCGCGACCGGGTGCTCAAGGCGCTCAACTCGGCCATCGGCCAGTTGGGCCTGACGTGGTACCGCAAGATCTGCGACGAGACGATCACCACCCAGGTCAACAACTGGATCTATTATCCGGACAATACAACGAACTGGTCGCTGATCTACCGGGTCGAGATCCAGATCAACACCAGCCCGGAGCAGATCGGCTATCCGTTTGCCGACGCCGAGTACCTGAACTGGCGCCCGCGCTACTGGACCGACGACCAGGGCAACGACACGTGGGCCATCGAATTCGGCATCCAGCCGCCACCCGACCGGCAACTGCGCATTTTCGCGGAGGGCTACTACCCCCAGCTTACCGACGACGGCGACGTGCTGGCCATCTCGGGCAAATGGGAGAGCGGCGCGCTGGAGTGGATCTACGACTTCGCGGAGTTCCGGCTGAACGACAGCCTGACCAACCGCGTCCCGACAGGTGAGGCGGAGAAGATCCGGCAGCAGGCGATGGACCGCCTGGAGCGCCAGAAAAACGACATCCTTGTGAATGCTCCTTCACACCAGCCCGGCCGCATCGTCACCCCTGGCCACGGCGACGCGATGGCCTTCCCGTCCCCCGAGGACTGGCGCTTTTTAGGAGCATTTAAGTCGGCATCCTTCCGGCTTGGTTAGCCTGTGAGCATCCTGCCCTGGCCGAACCCCATTCCGGGGCAGCCCGATCAGGTCATTATCGACGGCATGCCGCTGGAGCTAGTGCCCGGCAAGTACGGCGTCGAGGAGGCCGACCGCTTCGGCGCCAAGGTGTCCCAGGGCGAACTGAAGTACGCCGACTTCAACCCGTACGAGAGCGCCTGGGCCGTCTCGGCGCTGACCGGCGGCGCGGGGCTGCGCCGCTACTCCGATGCACCGGGCGACCCTGACCAGTACAGATCCCTGTACGAAGAGACCGACAACGTCAACTGCGCCTTCGCCCCAACTGTGCTCTCGCCCGAGATCCAGTCGTACACGCTGCCGGGCGCGACCGGACCCGCCGTGTGGATGGGTGAGGACTTCCGCACCCAGGCCATCGGCGGCAGGATGCTGGCTGTCGGGCCGTCGGGGGCAGCCAGCACCACGGTCTGGATGCGCGGCACGACTGGCACGTGGAGCACCGTGGCTACGGTGGCCAAGGGACCGGCGGTCGATACGGCCATCGGCGTGTACCAGGGCTATCTGGTGATCGGCTTCGGCTCCGCAGCCACCGCCGTGGCGCTCACGCCCGCCAATGCGTTCATCGACGTGCTGCAGAAGGCCGACCAGCCGGGTGGCGCGTTGCCGATCTACGTGTGGGCCTACACCAACGACCACGCCGCCAGCTACGTGGCGGGCGGCGCGACGACCGACCAGTACCACATAGTCATGTCGAGCACCTTTGCCGATCACGACTACGCGGGTCCCATCGACACCGGCGACACGATGATCACCTCATTAGCCCCTGGAGGGGGGCTAGTTGGCGTCTACGTCGGCAAGGTCGACGCACTGGGCGAGATCGACACCCAGGCCATCTACCGCGAACTGATTCCGTTCGACTCGCGGCTGAACACCAACTGCCGCCCGCTCAAGTGGATGCTGGCCTCCGGCACCGAAGCGCAGCGCGGGTCGATGACGCTGGTCTTCCCGCGCGAGCGCGGCCTGTGGGAGTACGCTCCGGCGGATCAGTTCTCGGGCACCGCCAACTCGATTGCGCCGTGGACCTCGAACTACCGGCGCCCGCCGAATGCCCGGGGCGTGGTCACCGCCATCGTCGGCACGCAGCGCTTCCTGTACTACGCCTGCCAGAACAGCCAGGGCCACACGTGGATCTGGCGCAACGACCAGACCACCGGCGCGCCGCACACCTACCTGAGCCTGGGCGCCACGACCGTACACGCCATGGCGGTGACGTATCTGTTCCCCGGCCAGCCGCGCCTGATGTTTTCGACAGGTACCAGCGTCGGGGAGTGCATCATGCCGCTCGACGGCGACGCCGAGTTCGACGATCCGGCGTGCCGCTACCAGCCGACGGGCACCCTGACCCTGCCCGACATCGACCTGGGCTTTCCCGACGAGGACAAGGTCAGCTTCGCCGTGCGGGTGATTGCCGACGATCTGGTGGGCGTCTCACAGACCATCGACGTGCAGGCGCTGATCGACGGCATCCAGCCCTGGCAGGACCTGGGCACCATCCGCACCTCGCCCTCGGGCGAGGTCGATTTCCCCATCGGTGCCATTCAGGTCGCCAAGCGCATCAAGCTGCGGCTGGTGCTGAACACCGCCGACCCGACGATCACCCCCAAGCTATGGGGCATCAGCGCCCGGCTCAGCCTGAACACCAAAGTGTATCGGCTGTTCGTGCTGCAGACGCGCCTGCCGGGCGGCTCGTTCGGTACGCTGGCCGAGGACCTCCAGAACCCGTACCTGCAACTCATCCACTCCTGGGACATCCGGCGGGGAGGCATCCCGGTGCCGTTCTCCGACCCGTGGAACGACCTGTATCAGGTCAGGGTGCTGAAGCTGCAGCAGCAGGAGGCGCTGCGCGAGCCCGACCGGACCCCCGAGTGGGTGCTCGACTGGACGCTGCTGGAGTACACCTCCGGCGAGGGGATCGTCGGCACCTTCCAGTACGACATGCCCTGGACGCGCAACCCCGACAACAACCCCGATCAGGCAGCGCTGTATGGCTACGACGCCCCGCTGGCGCTGTATGATACGGGCATAGGAGTCTAGCCGTGCCGCTGGATACCACCAACTTCCACCCCCAGGGTCCGGTCAAGAGCGTCGACATGCTGCAGTTCTACAACCTCTTCACCGGGGTGATGACTGACCAGCCCGTGACGTTCTCGAACACGCTGACGCTGGGCGGCAACCAGAACGTGACCACGGTGCCGTTGCGCGTGTACGGTGCGATTGGCCAGAACACCAATCTGATCGACATGTACCTCGACAAGAACCAGGCCCAGCCCGGCTTCGGCTTCAACGGCTCGGGTCGGTTGGGTTGGGGTCCCGGGGGTACGGCGCCGCAGGACACGTTCATGTCGCGCATCGCGCTGCAGAACGGGCACAGTTCGGATACGCCCGGGTTGTACATCACCCCCGTCTTGGAACTGCCGCTGAACACGCTCAACGGCGGCTCGCTGGTCGACCACACGGTGACCAACATCAAGCTGGCCACCGACGTGGGCGGCCAGGCGCTGCACGAGGAGTTTCTGCCGACGGCGGCGGCGACGGTGGTCACCATCAGCCAGAACCCGACGGCTATCCTGTACGTCTCGCGCAACGGCGTGGTGCAGTCGGTGACCGATAACCACTACTCGGCTGTCGGCCCGGCGATCACCTTTACCACGCCCTTCGACGGCACCGAGCGCGTCGACGTGGGCTACACCGTCGGCCCGGTGGGGGGTTCGGGGCTGACCGATGGCCAGGTGACCACGCCCAAGCTGGCCGACCAGGCGGTCACCAACGTCAAGCTGGCCTCCGACGTGTACCGGCCCAACCTGCTGCAGAATGGCGGCTTCGAGGTGTGGACCATGCCTGGCGGCTCGTCGGTCACTGGCACCACTCCGGTGGATGGCTGGCTGCACGCGCTGGGCGGCTCCTCGACGTTCGCGGCCACGCGCATCGCCTCGACCATCAGCGGCGGCTACGCCGAACAGGTGGCCTACACCCACGCCGCCAGCGGCAACCTGTACGTGACCCAGGCGGTGCTGGGCTTCGGCAGCCTGCAGGGCAAGCAGATCACCGTCTCGTTCCGGGTCAAAAGCAGCGTCGTCGGCGCGATAAAAGCCGGCATCTTCGACGGTAGCTGGAACTTCGGCAGCTACAACGCCACCACTGCCGGTGAGACGATCAGCTTCACGCGGACTCTCGGCGCGGTGACCACCCTCAGCGTCGGTGTGGTGCTGGACATCGCCACGGCGACCGTCGAGCTAGCCGAGGCGACGCTGGTCATCGGCAGCGTCGGCACCGGCTTTTTCCCGGCCCAGCTTCCGGATGCTATCCCCAACGCGCGCCTGGCCAGCGACACGGCCCGGGCCAACCTGCTCACCAACGGCGGGTTCGAGATCTGGCAGCGCGGCAATGGGCCGAACTCCGGATCGGGCGTGTTTGTTGCTGGTGATCGCTGGGTGTCCTCGTTAGCGGGCAGCGACGCGATCAGCGTCAGCAAAGACACCACGAACGTGGACACCGGCAGTCAGGCGTGCGCGGCCTGCGCCTTCACGTTGGGGACTGGCGGCGGGGCATCGACCATCTACCAGAAGATCCCTTCGACCGACGGCTACCAACTCGCGGGTCGCCAGATGTCACTCTCGGTGCGGGTGCGGACCGCGACTCCCAACGCCGTGCGAATTGGACTCTTCGACGGGTCTGCCTGGACGCAATCCACCTTTCACACCGGCAGTGGTGCGTACCAGACGTTGACGGTCACCGCGACCATGAGCGGGCCGGGGACCAACTGGCAATGCGGTATCTTCTTCGCCGCGTCCTGCACGGCGTATCTGGATAACGCCTGTCTGGTGGTCGGCTCGCAGGCCGCCGACTACGTGCCGCTGCACCCGGCGGATGACCTGGCGCGGTGTCAGCGGTACTACGAGGAAATCCAGACGGTCGCAGGAAACACGATTTTTATCGGCGCGGGCTACGCCAGCGCGACTGGTGGCATTTCGTACCCGTTCAAGACCAAGAAGGCTGTAGCTCCGACAATCACGACTTCGGCAAATCAGTGGATTCTTCAGCGACTGGATACGGGAGCGCAGTCCTCCCAAGGGCCGGGAATCAATGGGACGACTGTGGATAGCTTCGCGCTGTATTCGACGGGATCGCACGGCAACGGCATTGTGTCCGCGTTTTTCGCCAGCGGCAGCGTCGGATCGTTCAAGGCAGAGGCCAACCCCTGATGCCCACGCCTCTGCTCGACAACCGTCAGCTTGGCCCGGATCGTAATTCAGGAGGCGCGCTATGAGCCCGGTTCAACAGATTCGCGGCACCGACGTGCTCGACGGCACCATCACCGGCACGGACATCACGGATGGCTCTATCGGCAATGCCGAACTCGGTCCGGACGTGGCGCGTGCCCAGTTGCTCGTTAACGGAGGGTTCGAAGTGTGGTCGCGCGGAGCCGGCCCCTTCACCACGGGCGTATATGCGGCCGACCGCTGGTCGCTCGGCATTGGGAGTGGCTCGACGCTGAGTGTCACGCGTGATACCGGCAACGTGGACACCGGTTCCGGGGCGGCGGCCGTGGCGACGTACACGCACAGCACCACGTCGTTCCTCCTGCAAAAACTTGAGGACTATGGGAATGTGCGCGGCAGAACGCTGAGTCTCTCAGTTCGCGTACGGACCTCGACGGCAAACGCGGTTTTCGTCCAGATCCAGGACAACGTCAGCAACGTCAGCAGCGGCATGCACTCGGGCAACGGCACCTACCAGACCCTCACCGCGACGTACACGGTCGCAGCCAACGCAACGGTTGTCCAGGTGGCTATCTTCTTCCAAGCTTCTTGTACGGCCTACGTGGACAATGCGGCGCTGGTGGTCGGTTCGCAGCCCGCCAACTACGTACCGCTGCACCCGGTGGACGACTACACCAGATGTCTGCGCTACTACGAGACCTACGGTGGCCTGACGAGCCCCGAATTGCTCCTGACCGGTCAGGCGTATGGAACGACAGCGGCGTTTATGGCGTTGCGATTCAACAGTCGGAAACCGGTCGTGCCGACAATCACCCTCGGAGGACCGGGGAGTAGCTTCGCCCTTTCGAACTCCGGCGGTGGCAACGTGGCCTGTTCGACCGTGAGCGGGTCGGCAGCAACCGTAGAAAACTGCCGCGTCGACGTCAGCGTGGCCACCGGTCTGACGGGCGGCAACGCCACCATCCTGATTGCCACCGCTGGAAGCGGGTACTTCGTGATTGAGGCGAACCCATGAGCATCTATGTGCGCGACTTTTCGACAACGCCATGGTCTGTAGTGCATGACGACGCGTCTGGTGGTGCGCACACGGGCACGGTCGATCCGACCACCATTGTTCATACCACCGACATCAGTGGAGTTGAGAATCACAACTACCTGATGATCACTTGCCCGGTATGCCAGGCGGTCAGCACTCACCCGGTGGGCGGCGGCGCGCAGCCCCAGAGCGTCCAGCAGATGTTCGTGAACAAGTGCCAGTCTGATGGCTGCGTGTGCCCGGAGATGCTACAGCGCGGCGCGATGACGCCGCAGGCGGCGGTCGACCACGTCAGGGAACTCGTCGAGGCCATGGACGGCCCGGAGCGCTGGCAGCTTGACGAATCCGCGCTGGTCGCGGGGCTGGGGACCAAGAAGTGAGGCGCATCCGGCTACTATCGCTGCCCGACCCGCGCTTTGCCGCAGACGACCCGAGGTGGGAGCCCAACCGGCTCGACTATCGGTTCATGATCGAGCAGGCCGTGCGCATCCCGCTCGACCCGGAGCGGGGCGCCGACATCGACGAGATGCGGCGCGGCATCCGCATCTTCGACGCGCTGGATCGGGCCGCCGACACGCTGGAACTGGAAGACGCCGACTGGGACTACCTGAAGCACAAGGTGGAGAAGATGCCGTGGTCGATGGTCGACCGGCGTTTCATCCAGTTCTACGACGACATCATGCAGGCCAGCGAGGCGCCACGTGGCTCAACCCGCGCCGACGGGCTGGCTACTCGCGCTGGCTGACTTCCTGGCCAACCACGGCCTGCCGACGCTGGCCGCGTTCGTGGCGGGCTGGGCGGGCGGCGAGGCACGCCTGCGCTGGCGCGCCTGGCGCCGACGCAAGCGCTGATTCCCGGGAAGCTTACTATAGGAGGTGCTGGGGTCACGCACAACTCAAACACGGGTGATAACCGCAGGGACCGGGAGCAACCCTCAACCTTCGGTTGATCCGTCACTAGCCGGCAACACGGGCCGGGTCGCCCCACCCGGCTCGATCTAGCACTCCTAATCTCTACCAAGGGCCGTTCTTACTTCGCGCCAGAGCTTCGACCGCTCGTCATGGGCAATGTAGTCGGACGTGGCAGCGAGCAGTTCCTTGAGCCGCTCAACCTCGTTCGTGAGTAACGAACTCGATTCCTCTGCAACCATTGCGGTACCCCTCGCGTGCCTAGTACACCGTCCCGACGATGCGGGCGAGCAGCAAACGCAGCCATACGTCGAGCACTTGGCCGAACTGGACACCCGCCAGCAGCACGAGGACGGCGACGGTGGCGATGATCAGGGCGTATTCAACGTAGCTCTGGGCGCGCTGCATGGAAGGCTGTAGGGACAGCCTCCCAATCCCGGGTTGCTACTGTAGCACAGGTTTTTAGGTACGGGACTGCTTGGCACGCGCGTCTTCCCACTTCGTGATCGGACGGAAGAACGCGGACCAGGCCAGCGCGATGAGGACAGATCCCCCCAGCCAGACGGCCAGGAGGATCCACAACCAGGGGGGCATAACCCCTGGAGTCTACTCCGCCTTTTTTGCAGGCCGACGGCGTTTGGGCTCGGCGGGCGGGATCTCGGGAAGCTCCGACTCCTCGACCTCCAGCGCCTTGAGCAGCGCCCGGAACATCTTGGCGAACGCGGCCACGTCGGTCTCCAGGCGATTGATCGTCTCGTAGACCATGGTGACCCGGTCCCCGACCGCTCGGATGTCGTTGCGCAGCATGCTGTGGAAGACCCGCGTATCGTGTGGCTCGTCGGCGGGGTCGTCGCCCAGCGCGTTCACTCCAGGCTCGGGCTCGCCAGGCTGAAGGAACTTGTCCAGCGCCTCATCCCGGGCGTCCAGATCGGCCAGCTTCTCCGCTCGGGTCACCGCCTTCACGGCGGGGTCGTCGGCGGAGCGCAGCGTGCTCACCTCAGGTGCGGGTTGTGCCAGGTTCTCGAAGTCCGGCAGGGGCTCGGGCGTGTAGTCAGCGGTACCGTTCTCCACCGGTGCAGTGAGAGCGGCGGGAAACGTGTCGAGGAGATCCTCGGCTCCGCCCGCCTCCGAGTTCTGCAGCGTCTGCTCGGCAGCGGCCACGTCGGCGTCAGTCACGCTGGCCACGGCGGCTGCCGCGCCCTGCTCCGTCTCGCTCATCGGCGCCTCATTCAACCAGGCGCTCAGGTCAATCGGTTCTTCGGACATTGGTGCGCGTCCTCCTTCAAGGATCCATGTGATAGCAGCCCTGGCCTCTGCCGGGCTGCGAACGACCCACGCGTATGCTCCAGCTTCGCGTAGCTCCTGAATGCGCTGAACCTGCAGCGGCGTGGGTTTTCCGGTGCGGGTCTTGATCTCCAGGGCCAGAAAGAAACCCCGCACCACCCCGAACAGGTCGGGGTGGCCAGGGCCGGTGGCGGCGCTGGCAGGCCGTCCGAAGACGATCACGCCGTGCCGTCGGGTGTAGCGGTGGCGGAGGTCCCGCAGGATAGCTGCCCTGAGCGTGGCCTCCGCCGTAGCCACTAGAGTTTGGCGTCCAGATCCGCGAACAGGTCGTCGACGGTCTGCTGCGAGACGGCAGGACCGGCGGGACGGGCGCCGTTGGCATTCGGCTGGGCCACCGTGGCGGCGCCGACGACGGCGGCGCGCTTGTACGTCTCCCACTCGGAAGCCGGGTGAAGGGACTCGATGCCCGAGAACGGGCGTCCCTGGTTGCCGGGCTGGTCCGCGATGAGCGCCACGACGCGCACCTTACCCACGCGCTGGGTCATGTTCTGGCACAGGTTGGAAAGCTGGCCCCAGGAGCCGATGACCATCTTCTGCGTGGCCAGCGCCTTGGCGATCTCGGCGTGGCCCAGCGCGCCCAGCGTCTGACCCAGACCAAACTGTGCATCGGGCTTGCCGACCGCGTTGAAGTCGCGCATGCGCCCGCCGATGCCCATGCTCGGGTTGGCGTCAGGCCCGGAGACAATGGCGTACTTGCCGTAGATGCCCGTGGTCTTGTCGTAGTCCTCGGGAGTGGGTTCGAAGCCTTCGAAGTCCATCAGGTAGTAGCCTTCTGGAACGCGCGGACGGCCGGGCTCGGTGCGGCCAACAGAGTCATCGAACGAAAAAGCCGTGAACGGCATCGCTATTCCTCCTCAGGATGATCAGGGTCTCGGAACATCGGCGCCTGCGGGGTGACCTGTCGGATCCTGCGCAGGGCCTCGTCCAGGGACGGGGCGGCGAACGCTACGGTCGCGTCCATCGTTGAGTTACCACTTTTCCAGTGTGCGGTGAGTGTAACACGAACTGGGTCGATGTTGTCAAACATTAGTGTGGTTCTGTGCCATCAGCGGGAGCACGATATTGTCCCACGTAGGTTCGGTAATAACCCGGCCAAGAATGCGAGTCGGACCCTTGGCGATATAGCGCTCGTGCTGGCCGATGAACAGCCTCCGGATCTCCGTGACGTTAGGGTCGATCCTGTCCGTCTGCGGCGCGGCCAGCAGGTTGATCGGCGGCGGCTCGCCAGCGGAGCCGTTGGTACCGGGGGCTTCGAGGTCGACGTACAGTCGGCCCAGCAGTTCCAGCGAGTCCCGAATCCCTTTCAACGCTTCGGGGGTCAGTCTTGGCCCGGTCTTCACGTCGTCCTGATCTCGCCGGTCCTGCTCCTGCAGCAGGTACAGCACGTGCATCGGTAGCATGTTGAAGTTGCGCTGCCACTCGGAACACAGCGCGCCGACCTGGCCCCAGCCCGCCCAACCATTGGGCGAGCGCGGGATCTGGTTGATGTACTGGCTCAGCTTGTTCACGTCGGCAGGCTCGTAGCCGGTGACCTTGCCGACCGCCAGGTCCTGAATGCGCGACCACGTGTCCCACACCAGTGTGGTGATCTTATTGCCGGGCGTGGTCAGTGCCTGGTAGATGGTCAGGATGTCGTTCCAGCGGCGCAGCTTGAGCACCCTGAAGTGCTTCAAGTGCGCCACCGGGCGGATGTTCTCGTCGTCGACCGAGACGAACAGCACCCGCTCCGTGTCGGGGATGGTGCTCGCCAGCGTCGTCTTGCCCGCGCCGTTCGGGCCGTAGATGCCCATCCTGACGTGGGTCAGCGAAGCGATTTTGTCCGGCGGGACGTACAGATCAGCGATGCTCATCAGTCAGCCGCCCATGGGTGATCCGAGAACCCGGTCTCGTCGGTGAACGTGATGCCGTGGGTCAGCCGCTGGCGGTACGGCACCAGTTTGCGGAAGGTGCGCTGCAGCGATGGCCAGCGATCCCAGGACCACGTTTCGATGTTGTGGAACATCTCAGCGGCGGTGTGCTCGTCCAGCCCGATCCGCTCGATCATCTCGTCGAAGTTGTCGCCCCAGTCCCGGTCAATCTCGACGATCAGGTCGGCCAGCCGCGCCCAGCTATCAACCTGCTGGCGAGTCAACTCGACGATCTCCTCTATGGCAGCCCGGTACCTGGGATCCCAGGTTTCCCGCTCGGCTTCCTCCTGCATCTCGCGGCGATAGCGCCCGACCATCGTGCCGCTGACGCCCAGCGAGCGAGCGATGGCGGCATCGGTCCGGTTGGGGTTGCGGCGTAGCTCCGATCTGACTAGCGTCTGCTTCTGCTCCAGCGTCATGTGGCGCCGGGTGTTATTCAGCCGCAGTGCGTAGTTCCACTTGGCCTCGTCGTCTGCCAGGCCCTCCTTGACCTCGACGATGGGCTCGATACCCAGTTCCTGGCAGATCTCCCAGCGGTTGTGGCCGTCGAGGATGTTGTTGTCCTCGTCGATCAGGATGGGGATCTGCTGGCCGTTGATGCGGATGTCTTCCTTGAGTGCCGCGTACTCTTCGTCGCTGAGCGACGGCATAGGCTGAAACTTGTGTGGGTTCACCCGGTTCTCCCTTCAGAGCGGACATCGTCGGTGAGAGCCGTGGTGTACTCCTCCCGATAGGCTTCGGATCGGCGCCCCAGCAGGTACTCGTGCATGCACAGCTTGCCGTAGGGGCAGAACATACGGCAGTCGAGGATCGAGATGGACCGGGGGTAGTAGCTCTTCTCCCTGGCTCCCGCAATCGAACGCAACACGGCGGCGATGTCGTTCAGCGTCATCCGGGCCTGCTCGTCAGGCCGAAACGTCGGGTAGCGCTGGAACCACTGCGCGTCCGAGACGATGCGCTGCCGCATCTCGTTGATGTACGTCTCGCCCTGGCCAGCGGCGCGTAGCTGGCGCTCCGTCTCGGCCCAGTAGCGGCCCCGCGTGGCCATGTCCTCGTCGGAGCGGTGCAGCAGGCCCTTCTGCGTGACGCGCGGCGAGCGGGCTTCCCTGGTCAGCACGTAGTCGAACATAATGCCGGCCACGTCACACCCCTGTGCCCTGGCGCACAGATACTGGATCATCGTCTGCGGGTCGACGCCGCGCCAGTCGCTATCCGGGATCTCTGTGGTGCTTTTGCGCTCCCAGATCCACAAGCGGCCGTTGCGGTCGCGCTTCAGGCAGTCCAGCGTCGAGGTCAGCACGATGCCGGGCTTGGGCTCCCAGCAAAGCTCGATCTCGGTCGCCTCGGTGGTGTACGGGCCAGGCGGATCGGTGTGTCCGTCCCAGTAGGCGACGTAATCCTCGACCAGTTCGGTGACTTCGGTCACAAGGCTCCTGACCTGTTCCGGGTCGACCTCGTTGTCGATGGCCCAGCGGGCCATGTTGACCAGTTCGCCGCGCCACGGGGCGCCCTCGTCGAGGAGTTGCAGTGTCCGATGGATCCACGTGCCGCGACGCATCGCGGGGCGCACATCCTTCGGTTTGAGCACCAGCCGGTCGATCCAGCGATACTCATAACGCTTCAGACAACGGGCAGCGTCATTGAATCCCGTCGTGGAGAGAGAAATCTCCATACGCTCTTCCTTTCTGCCGCTGTCACAACAACAACATCAACAACAAACGGCGATGTGAACTGTAAACCAACCGAAATCAGTTTGTCAAGTGTGCAATTCCTCAGTCGGGCACGGTCTTGCCCAGACCCCACGGCCCAGCCGTGATCTCAACGTCGATCAGCCCCTCGGGAAGCCACAACCCCAGCTTCTGAAGCTCGACCGGGGCCTTGAGCATGCCCTGCCTGATGAGCCTGCACGCGCCGGCGGCTCGATCCTCCCTGATCTCGAAGAGCAGCGCGTCGTGAATGTCTCCGACGATCCTGGCGCCGGCTGAATCGAGCAGAATCAGCGCCTGCTGGGTGATGTCGGAGGCGAGCGACTGCGGTTCGGCGTTGATGCCGCTCCGAATCGCGTCGCGCTGGCCGTACACCGCGTCTGGCAGCCTCCGAATGCGGCCGATGGGCGTCTGGGCGTAGCCGCGCCGCATCAGTTTCGCCTCGGCTAAACGATGCCACTGCGGGAACTCGGGATAGCGTTGCCGGAACAGCAGCCAGAGCGCCTGGGCCTGCTGCGGGGTCCAGTTGATCTCGAACGTCTTCCAGGCGTACTCCCTGAGCCCCTCGGGGCTGATGCCGTAAAGCTGCGCCAGCACCGGCACCTTGCCCAGGATCTGACGCTCCTCCTTGGTGATGCTCGACTCAGATTTCCTGAGTGCCCGGGATGCAAAGTCGACGTAGATGTCCTGGCCCTCGTGGAAGGCCCACAGCATCGTCAGCGGGTTGACGCCGTCCCACGTCTCGGGGCGCCCAGCGGCCATCCAGGCACAGATTCTGGCCTCGATCTGCCGGTAGTCGGCCTGGATCAGCACCATGCCTGGTGGAGCCGAGAAAACAGGGCGTACGCTGGTATCTCGGGGGGTCGTATGGAAGAAACCCGCAAGACGGCCTGTCTCAACGCTGGTTGTCCGCATCTCGGGGTGGAACCGACCGTCGAACGACTGCTTGGTTGCATGATTTATGGGTCGAAAGTATGTGCTTATCTTTTTCCGTGGCCGGCGACAATCGAGAATCCGGCGGGCCTCAGGAAACTGCTGTGCGAGCGTCTTTATAGTTGCCTCGTCTGTCGACGGGTGCTGCTTCCCGTTTTTGATGACCGGTAGCCCCTGCTGGGAGTACAGCCAGTCGGCCACCTGGCGCGAACTCGCAGGGTTGGTGACCGGCACCAGGGCGTCGGCGGCGCGCTGCTCGCCGCGAGCCTGGCGGTACAGTTTCGCCGCCCTGCTCCGGTTGACGTAGATGCCCCTGGCGATCAGGCGCTCCAGGGACCGGAGCTTCGGCATCTCCAGCAGGGCCATGTAGCGCAGCACCAGCGGCTCCTCCCGGAGACGGTCGAGCAGCTTCTCGCGTAGCAGCAGCGTCGCCGCCGCGTCGTAGCCGTTGTACGGGTATAGATCGGCCAGCGGGTGGTACTTCCTGGCGTCGATGTCCCAGTCGGGCCACCCCAGATGTGCTCTACCGGCCCACTTGAGCGACTTGGGCGCGTTCTCGTCGAGCAACTGCAGCGCGATCATCGTGTCGAACGTCGGCCTGGGCAGGTAGCCCGCAGCCCGGTACCACACCAGATCGTCGAAGACGCCGTTGTGGACCGTGCGAGAGGTCTGCGTGTCGGTCATCACCGGGCGGATGCGCGCCATCCACTTGAGCACGGCTGCCGTCCAGGCCGCGTCGCACTCGGGGTGGGCGATGGGCAGGCAGTACGCTTCCTGGCCCGTGAACGAAAACGCCACCGAGTAGATCCGGAAGCCGACGTGCCACCACGGCAGGATGTTGGTCTCGAAGTCGTACGTCCAGCCGGGCTCTACTCGAAGAGCCTGGTCGAGTACCCGCAGGCCGCTCCCTGAGCCCACCAGATCGACACGTACCGGAGGTGTAGCGGGGGGTGGTTCCAGTTCTCCTCGAACGAGCCGTCCGAAGCGATGGATGTCGGCACGCCAAGCATTCTCCCGTCCGCGATTGCGAAGAATAGCGGCGGGGTGAAATGCTGGCAGGATCCAGGCGTTGTATCGGGCGGACCAGATCTCTTTGCCGGCGACTGCTCCGATGGTTCCTCTTCCCAGCAGTCGCTGCACGGGGATGTTGCCCAGTGCCAGAATATAAGCCGGTCGAACACGCTCGATCTCTGCCTCCAGCTTGTCCCTGCACAGCCTGGCGAAGCTCATGTCGGGCTCGCCCGCGCAGCGGTAGGTGTTGGTCAGAAACGCGCGCTTGACACCGGCCTGCTCCAGCGCCGACTTGAGCAACTGGCCAGAGGCGCCAATGAACGGCTGACCAACCTGCACCTCGTTATAGCCAGGGTTGATGCCCAGCACCAGACACGCGGGGCCGTCCCAGTCCACGTCGCCCCACCACTCCCCGCTGACCCGGTTGCCAGGGCCGGCAGGACATTCGGCGCAGCGCTCAGCGAAGGGCATCAGGGCAGGCTCCGCAGGATGCCGACACAGGCCATGAACAGCACAATGCCAAACAGCACCCCGGCGGCGAAGCTGAAGATATCCACGTTATAAGTCGGCATCATCGGTCTAACGCGGTCAGCTTATCCCGCTCGACCAGCGGCTTGTCAGCGGGTCCCTTGACGTGCTCCCTGACCCACACCTGGCGCAGGAACGCCCTGCCTGGCCCGACGCGCTGCCAGCGGTGGTGGCCCTTGACCTTCCAGCGGTAGGCCCAGTCGACCTCGACCAGACCCGTCGGCGGCTTGTTCTCGTAGCGGCGGAGGTGGGTCACCTGTACGTCGGCCGGGGGTCTGCCCTCCTTGTGCATCACCTTGTCGTAGCTGGACGGTCGGGGGTGGCGCACTGGGATCTCCTGCTGGATGACGCGTGTCCAGACCCTGATCAGCTTGAACAGCGTGTCCAGCGCGGTGCGCGTGTCGAGCTTGTCCTGCTCAATATGCTCCGGCGACAGCGCCAGGTCGCGGTAGCGGCTGTCGTTGCGGATCATCTGGTTGGCCTGCTCGAAGCCGCTCTCGACCATGCTCACGTCGAGCCGCTGCCCGTACTGCGCCGGGATCCAGTGGCGCATCTTCCACGGCCCATACATCTCGCGCTGGGCTGGGTTGGGCGAATCGGTCACGCTGTACAGGATCTTGCCGATGACCTCCGGGTCCCGATGCTGCTCGACCTCGGCGCCACCGTAGTAGACCGGTGACTTCTTGCCTGGCTCGTCGCGGACGATGGCGTACTGGTCCCACAGCACGGCGCGCAGGTTCTGGTAGCCGGTGGGCGAGTACACGGTGGGGATCGGGATCGGCCCGTCGAAGTACACGAACCCGGTCAGGCTGGGCATCTGGCCCTGGCTCAGGTGGAAGATACGCTCGCCCTGCAGGTGCTGGTCGATCAAGCTCAACATGTGCTCGACCATCTCGCGCGTCACGTAGTAGACCTCGCCGTAGTCGACGCACCGGATCAGGCTCTGGCGCACCATCTCGATCATCCGGCCCTGAGCGCTGCGGGTCATGTCGTTGTCGAGCGGGGCCACGATGTACGCCTGGGCCTGACCCCGGTCGGGGCGGCGTAGCTGCCGCCCGAACATCTCCCTGAACGTCAGCGCGTCGAGGTAGGTGGCCATCAGATCCACATCCTTCCGGCGGCATCACGAGGCTGGCTGTAGCCGGTGGCTTGCCTGTCCCGCATGTTGTCGGAGCGGGTGCCTTCGTACAGGTGAGCAGGCCGAACACAGAGCGAGCTTGAGCAGGACCGGACGTGACACGTCTCGTAGCCCTCCCTCATCGGTCGACCGTGGGCTCGTTCCCAGAAGAACTTGGCCGCGTTGACTGCCCCGCGCTTGCTGGCCCAGAAGCTGGCGTGCCAGTAGTTGCCTACACGGTACTTCGCACCGATCCACAGCCAGCACCGTGTGCTGAGGTCGCACATGATGAGGCTGGCGAAGCGCTCGTTCTCGGTCCACTTCTTCACTTCGCCGCTCCATCAATGCGTTGCAAATACTTCAGCAGTAGCCGGCACATATCGACTGCTGACGCTCCTCGTTGGAGAGCGGGCAACATGATCTCATCCTGAGTATTTTCCGCAATCAAGTAGAGGATCTGAACATTCGTGGTAGTCCCTATCCGGTGGACTCGGGCTATACCCTGCTCCCATGCAATGACTGACGGGGTAAGGGTGTAGACGATCATGGACTGGGCTTTGGAGAGCGTGATAGCGACGCCTCCAGACTGCCAGTTGAGCAGCATTACACCCGCGTGCTCTTCGGTCTGGAACCAGTCTTCTGCCTTCGTTCGGGCACCGGCGTTCGTGCTGCCGTCGATGACCCTGAAAGGACGACCGGCCTTGGTCAGAGCCTCGGAGAGACTGCGGATGTCTTGCCTGAACCGGCAAGCGATGACAACCTTCTCATCTTCCCGTTCAGACAGAAGCTCCATTGCCGCCTGGACTTTGCTCTCCCCCACGACAATGGAATCTCCGTTTTCGTTCGTAACATGGCCTGCTGCTATCTGAGTCAGTCTCATAATTTGCGTGAGCACGATGTTGGCGTTGGCCTCGGTCAGGTCAGGCAGTTCCGTCCTGAGCATCGTCTCCATCTGGACGTACGCCTTGCGCTCCTTCGGGCTCAGTTCGATAGGCACCTCGGTGACGATGGGCTCCGGCAGGCCCAGCACATCCTTCGAGACGGCGTGGACGTACGGCGCCATGGCCTTGACGACCTTCTCCCAGCCGTCCTTCTGAGTCAGATACGCGCCGCCCTTGCCGCGCAGCGGATAGGCTCCGTTGGGTCCCTGCTGCAGCACCATGGTCGACTGCTTGAACTCCTGATACGTCTGGCGGAACGCCGGCTCGTGAGGCGCCACGACGCGGAACTGCGCCCACCAGTCGAGCGGCGAATGGGCGGGCGTACCGGAGAGCAACAGCTTGAAGGTGCTCGCCGCCGCCATCTTCCACATGGCCCGCGTCCTGGCTGCCGACGGGCTCTTGATGTACTGCGCCTCGTCGAGGATCAGCAGCGTCGGTGACCAGGCTTGCAGCCGATGCAGCCGACCCGCGCCCGTCCTGCGCTGGTGCAGGATGTTCGACGCCTTGGGGTCCTTGAGCTTGTCGTAGGTGGTGATCACCACCTGAGCCCCGTCGTCGAGGTCGCCAACCCGGGCGGCTGGCAGCCACTTGGCAAACTCCCTGCGCCACACCCCCTGTGCGACGACGGGGCAGACGATCAGGGTGCGCTCTGATTTCAGAGCACGATGCAGGGCGATTGCACCCAGCGTCTTGCCCATGCCAGGCTTCCACTGGAGGTAGAATCCGCCCCTCGCCTCGGGATCCTGCATCGCGTGATACGCTTGCACAATTCCCTCGGTCTGATACGGGTGAAACGATACGGCCATAAGACATGCTCCTCTCTGCGACTGTGACTGAATGGGGGATTCGGTGCCGAGTCCTTGACACCGTTGGTTGCAGACCAACCGACGAACACTGTAGCATCTTGTGGCCGAGTTTGTCAAGTTCGGCTCACTCTTCTTAGCGGAGGATTTGTATGACTACGGGTACAGAAGATACCCAGACCCAGGCCAATCGCGTCTCGTTCAAGGGCTGGCTGCCCGCCCAGGAAGCCGCCGACTATCTCGGCATCTCGCGCGAATACATCTACCGGCTCAAGAATCTGTACGACGAAGGCGCTGCCGGCGTGCCAGGCTTCATGCTTGGCGAGAAGTCCAGCGTATTGATGTTCCGGGTTGCCGATCTCGACGCGTATGCCCGGTCTCACCCCGACCTCGGCAAGCGTACTGCGGCAGCACAGTCGAAGTCCGAGGCCGGGGAAGCGCAAACCGTCGCCGCTTGAGCCCGGCATGGCTGCCATGCCGGCTCCCGATCACTCAGCGCTAGAACTGCAGCACCTGGGCTACAGCATCATCCCGCTGGCGCCTCAGGACAAACGCCCGTACCTGCGCATCCTGCCCACGGGCTGGAGCGAGTACCAGCGCCGCGCCGCCTCAGACGCCCAGGTCCAGCAGTGGATCAACGTCGGGGATCCGCGCATGGGCTGGGGTCTCATTTGCGGCAAGGTTTCGGGCGGCGCGTACTGTCTGGACGCCGACGACCTCGACCTGGCGCAGTGGGTCCTGGCGCATGCCGGTGAGATGCTGTTCCACGGCGCGCTGATCGTCGAGTCGGGCTCGGGCAAGGCCCACATCTGGGTGCGGTCGCTCCAGCCCATCCGCTCCAGCGTGTGGTCGCTGGGCCAGGGCCGCAAGGCAGGCGACATCCGTGGTGAGGGCTCCGGCAATGCCGGTCCCTCGTACATGGTCGTGCCGCCCAGCCTGCACCCCGACACGGGCCGACCCTACCGGATCCGCTCGGGCAGCTTCGCGGCGCTGCCGATGGTCCCCGACGTAGCCGAGCTTGCCCGGGCCATCGTCGAAGCCTACGTGGCAGACGGCGGCGACCCCAGCGCCGTCGGATCAGTTGGAACGCCCTCCAGCAGCAGCTACCGGATCCTGTACCTCGACGATGCCCAGAGCGCCCTGGTTCTTTCCCGGGTACGCAGCCTGCGGCTCAAGAAGAAGGTGCAGGACTCGCTGCTGGTGGCGGGCTACGGGGCACCGGGCTCGCCCGCCTGGGCGCTCAGCACGGATCCGTCGGGCTCGGGCATCGACTACTCGGTGGTGTGCGAACTGATCCGCCGCAACCAGAGCCTGGACGAGGTCGAGGAGATCTTTGCCGCCTCGCCCATCGGGGACAACTGCTACCGGGCCAAAGGGCGCGGCAGCTACGGCTTCGCGTACATCAAGCGCACTTACGACAACGCCAGGACCGCCGTCGAGGAGGAGCGGCAGAACGCGCTCCGGGCCTCGGGGGCCAACTTCACCGTCAAGGAAGTCGTGTGCCGCGAGCGCGGCCACGACCTGATGGAGTACGTGCTGCTGATCGAGGTGACGCAGCCCGGCACGTCGCCCAGAACTTCGCGGGTCGAGGCCACCAACGTCCAGCTTTCGAGCGAGAAGGGCTTCAGGGATCGCTGCTGGGTACCCAGCGCCGGTATGTGGGTGCCCGAGTTTCTGCCTGGCCAGCGTGGCCAGAACTGGAGCAACTTCATGCGGGCCGTGCAGGGCATGGTCAGCGAGGTGCAGAAGATCCCGGTCGAACTGTCCGACGAGGGCTACCTGGCACGCTCCATCGAGAACACGCTCAGCCCGCTGCCGCAAGTCGATAGCCTGCCGCAGTACCACGCGCGCACGGGCAGCATGGGCTGGAAGTACGAAGACACGTACTACCTATTCCCGGATATGTTGCTGCGGCGCATGAAAGCCATCGACCGCTCCATCGACGCCCAGAAGATGCACCGCATCCTGGCCATCCTGGGCCAGGTCGGCATCGAGCCCGGCTACACCTGGGCCGACCACCGACCCACGGTGCTGCTCAAGGTGCGCGTCGCCCAGGACCCACCTGTGCCTACCTTGCCAATGCTTCCCGCACCCTCCTCCTAGCTTTGTAGACGGCGTTCGCGGCGCGTCTGCAGATCCGGCAGCGCCGCTCGCCGTCGTCCCGGTAAACGGCGTTGGTGGCGTTGAACTCGGAGCCGCAGCGGGGGCAGTGCGTGAGGCGCGCGTTGACGCCTGCGGGACTGAGTCCGCGCCGGGTATTCTCGGCGTGGGTGATCGCCTCCAGGCAGTCGGGTCTGACGCAGCGCCTGAGGTTGAAGGGATGGTTGAGGTGGTCGATGACGGGGAACTCGTCGGGGATGGGGCCGATCCAGCGCACGTAGGCCAGCCGGTGGGCAAGCTGTCCCCGCTCGTTGTGCAGTGGCTTGAAGCGTCCGTAGCCGTCCTTGGAGTCCACGTAGCCCACCCACAGCCAGTGCTGGTCGGTCTTGCGGATGCGGTCGTCGAAGCGGTCGGCCCACTCCGGGCGCCACAACAGTAGTTCGGACATTCTGCCTCCCCGTCAAGGAGAATGATCCGTAGACTACCAGGGGTAAGCATAGCCCTGCCCCATCGGCTCCATCACTAGACGGTGCCGGTGTCGCGTGACGCCGACGTAGGCCACGCACGCCTCGGCACGCGCACCTCTGGGCTCCTCGGTGGCGCGGTAGGGCAGGTAGCCCCAGCTTTCCACCAGATGCACCACGTCGGCCTCGCGGCCCTTGGCGGCATGGATCGTGCCGACCAGCGTGCGCGGCCCGACAATGAACGGCTCCAGTCCTTCACGTCTCGCCACGTGCTCGAAGTAGCTGCCCCGCTTCAGCCACACGGCGGGGTTGTCGAGGTCGCGCCCCCAGGCTACCTGTAGCTCCGCGATGCTGACCATGCGCTCCGGGTCTTCTCGGGCCTGGGCTCTGGCGCGCTTGACGAGGTACTCGGGAAAGTAATCGGACTCGGCGTGCTCTGCAATACCGGCCGCCAGCCTGGCGGGGATCTCGCGCTGGCGGCGCAGCAGCAGCAGGTTGCGGAACGCACCGGCAGCTTTGGTCTGCAGCGGCCCGCCGCCCCTGACGTAGCCGTACGGGACACCGTCGTCCTCCAGCCAGCGCGCGGCCTCGTTGACCAGCGTCCCGGTACGCGCCAGCCAGAACTCGGTGTGCTTGCCGTCGAGGAACTCGGTGGTCTGGCTGCCGGTCCACGAGCCCAGCCAGCCGTCGCCCGACTGGTAGCCCGCCCTGGTCAGCACGCGCTGGGCGTAGACTGCCGCGTCTGCTGTGAGTCGGCGGGAGTTCCCCAAACTCCTCAAGTCGCCCGGGTGTTGGATGAACAGGTCCGGCCTGGCGCCCGAGAAGATGAAGATGGCCTGGTACGGGTCGCCCGCCAGCATGGTGTACTCCGGGCCTTCGGACCAGCGGTCGGTGACCGACCACAGCAGGGGCGAGTTGTCCTGCACCTCGTCGACCAGCAAGGCGCGCACCGGCAACATGTGCTCGCGGCCAAGGGCAGCCATGTCCTCGAAGTCGATCACGCCGATCTGCCGCTTGTAGTCGGCGTACGTCTGGGCGATGAACTGGGCGCGCTCCGGGGTGATCGACGGCCCATCGCGGCGCCACGGCACGTCGTTCCACACTTCGGGGATCGACTGCATGCGGTGACGCGCCATGCTCAGCACGCGCAGCGCGTCTTCGATATCATCGGCTCGCGCGCCAGGCCCCCAGGCGTAGGCATCGGGGTCATCGGGTGTCCACTCTCCCGTCGTGGACGGCGCGCCTCCCAGGCTGCGGATGAAGGCGTTCATCTCTCTTGACCCGGGGCTGATCACCTTCAGTCCGCCGCCCAGCAACCGCAGCGAGATCGAGTGAATCGTGCCGATCCATGGCAGCCGCGTGGCAAAGTACCGGTTGCGTTCCCAGCGCCCAGCGGGGGGTTGCATCCCCAGCCGTTGGCCGATGCGCAGCTTGATCTCGTCTGCGGCGGCGACGGTGAAGGTGACCATACCGAGTTGGTCCGGACCGAGAGTCTCCGCTATGCGGACTCCCGCTTCTACCAGGGTGGTTGTCTTGCCTGTCCCGGGAGGCCCGTAGATTTTCCGAATTTTGGGCATGTGCACTCCTCCTCAGTTGTGCTGATGGCGATACGTCTGGACCGTGACCCGGGCCAGATACAGGTTGTCGAGCGTGTCGTCGTCGAGCGCGGCCAGGTCGACCGCGTTGGCCAGCCGCGCGCTCAGCGGCTGGCCCTCGAACGTCAGAACGGACGCACAGTTCAGGCAGATCGTCATCTCGCCGGACTTCGGTCGGACGTTGATGATTCGCTCGCCCAGTGTCACCGGCACGCTGAAGGCGCGCCCGCACTTCGGGCAGGCCAGGTCACGCGCCATGCTGCGGCGTCTCGACCTCGAAGCAGTTGGCGTCCCAGTCGTAGACGATGTAGCGAGCCGCGTACAGGCTCGCTCGGGCGATGGCGTAGTCCACCGCTTCCTCGGGCGACTCGGCGTTGCCCATCCAGTGTCTCAGGTCCGGGGTGCGGACCACGAACGTCTTCATCTGCACCTCCTCATCTGCACCTCCTCATCGAAGCCCCAGGCGCCTGCTGCACACCGGCCACGCAGCCCAGCCCTGTACGGCCAGGCCGCGCTCGGCAACGGCCACTTGAGACTCGCGCGACGCCAGATCGGGGCGGGCGGCGTAGACTGGCCCCCCGTATCTGCGCCAGAAGTTCATGTCCATCTGGACTCCGCCGTAGTAGCCGTTGCCGGTATTGGCGTGCCAGTTCGACGTGCTCTCGCAAACAGCGAGCCGGTCCCACACCGGACGCACCATCAACGTCGGGACAGTTGCAACCACCTCCGCTGGTGCGGGATCCGGTGCCTCATCGGGCACCGGCATCTCGTCGGCGGGCGGGGCGTACGGCGGCGGGATCGGGTCTAGAGCCTGCGTCAACAGCAGACCCAGAGCGAGCAACACTGCCATGCTTCCCCTTGTACCAGGCTCAGAGCCCCGTCTCGACCTCGTCGAAGTAGGCGTCGATGCGCTTCTGCACCTTGGGCAGCACTTCCTGGCGTATCGGCTCGGTAGCGATGAAGGCGTGCTCGTCGCCCTGCCGCCAGAGTTGCTCGACGTGCTCCTGAGCTTCGCGCCGGTGCTTGTATACCGCAGTGGGTTGGCGTAACTGTCCCGCCATGACGATGTAGACCTGGGCGTCCGGGATCTTGAGATCCAGCGGACTGCGGCCTGTAAAGGCGTCGAAGATCCAGCTTGCGGGGATCTTGCCCTGCAGCCGCAGCGCAAAGAACATGCTCATCACCCCGGCGAGGTAGTCGAACTCGCTGAAGTCTGAGCCCTGCATCTTCGCCCTGGCCCTGCCGTGATCGGTGGCAAAGGCGACCAGCGCGTCGACCTGTTCGAGCGAGAACAGCGGGGGCGTGAACCCAGCGTCCTCCGGAATGTCGCCGCTCACGAACGGGCCTCGCGTGCCGCCTCGTGCTCGGCAGTGATCTTTTCGTAGTACTCGACGGCGTTGCGCAGCACATTGTCGTCGAAGACGTGCATGCGGCCCAGTGCCTGGAACTCCAGATACTTGGCCCGGGCGTAGTTGTCAGTGGGCGACCAGCCCTGCGCGGCGCAGAACTCGGTGAGTCCCAGCATGTTGGCGGCGTACTGCAGCCGTCGAAGCTGCGGGACCAGGGGCGCCATCTGCGATGGCCATTCAATGATTGCCATTGCGAATCCCTCCTCAAGGAATGGATTGGATTGTACTAGCCCGCTGGGAGTTGCGGCGGCTCCGGTGGCTCGGGCTTGACCTCCGTGATACGAATGTGACGCTGTGGTGGGCGTCGGGGCGGCACGGGCATTCCGGCATCGCGGCCCGCCTGGCGGAACGCTCGTAGCCGGGGGCCGAGGAACTCGTCACCCGATTGGGGTGGCGACGGCGGTTCGACGCGTCTTGTCCGCGTCCGGTCGTTGGGCATCTCGATCTCGGCCAGTCGCTCCAGCATGTTGCTGAGATCGTGGGCGATGCTCGCGGCGCGGCGGTAGTTGCCCATCTGGATGTAGCTCTGCATGGCGATCATGCTCGCCTTGATCTCGGCGCGCAGGTTCAGCGCGGGATCCGGTGTGTGGACCATGCCCAGAGGGTAGACCAGACAGCGGGGCCGAATCCCGCTGTCTGGTCAGTCCACTAGATCCCGGCCCTGCCCTGGACGACAGCCATCGTGGCGTCGAAGGCGCGGCTCTTGGTCTCGGCTCGCTCGCCAAAAAGCACGCTTTGGGCGAGTTGGTTACCTTTCGATCCGCCTTTCCAGTCCTCAAGTTCTACAACGCTTTGATATAATCCCCAGGCCGTGCCGTAGGCTGCCTTCGAGTCGATGCCCGTGCCGGCGCCCTTGAACAGTTCGAGAGCCTGAACCCGGCGCTCGTCGATGATGCGGATCTCAGACAGGCGGCGCTTCTCGCGCTCCTTGTTCTGCTCCTCGCTCATCAGCGGGTCCGTGACGTAGCCAGGCAGTTGCGGGTAGGTCGCCTGCAGGATGTGCTTGACTTCCTTGCCTGCATTCGGATTGGCCCTGGTGAAGCCGTAGGCAGCCATGGCATCGTATGCCTCGGCAAGCTCCGGTAGACGTGCCTCGGCCACGTGGACCACGTCCTCCATCCAGCGGGCCATGCGCTGCAGGATCCACGAGTCGTGGACGAAGCGCGCCTTCTGCTCGCTGGCGCCCAGCGACGCGGCGAAGGTGTTGGCACACACAACCCGGACGCTCGAAGTGTTGGCGCCCGACGCCGTGCCGCCGTCCATCATGTTCCACAGCATCAGGAAGTTCTCGATCTCGTCGCCGCGCACGTCGAACTTCGGCAGCTTGAACGTGACGACGAACTGCTTGCCGTCCTTGAGCGCCAGCATCGTCTCGACGGGGCGCCGGACCCGTTCGTCGCACAGGTCGACGATCTCCTGCGGCGTGACCAGGCGGTAGTCGCCCGAGACGGTGCCGAAATACTGCTCGCCGCTGTCATCCACCGGCGGACGGATGATGCCATAAGCTGGCGTCTGGATGTGCGTGCCGTCCTGACGCGTGGCCACCGTCTGCAGCGGCAGCTTCATCACGTTGTAGCGGCCGATCAGATCGAACGCCTCGTTGGCGGTGTGCTCCAGATCGTCGACGAAGCCCTGATTGTGCCAGGCTGCCTTGCCGCGACCACCGTAGAACCGATCTCCAAAAAGCTCTGCAGGCATTCTGTATACCCTCCTCAAGAGTGGAATCCTTGGCCCCAATGCCGTGGACCGAAGTGGTGAAACCATATCACAGTGGCATCGTGGTTGTCAAGTTGAGTTTGTGGGCCGTTGTGAACTAAGCCGGCTGGTCTTGAAGCTCCTGCTTGAGCACTCTGGCGACCAGCCCAGGCTGACCGCGATGGGCTTTGGCCACGGCCTCGGCGTGCGTCCGGTCCTTATAGACATCGCCCACGCTGTACTTGAGCGCGCCGTCGAGCATGACCACGATGACCACTACGTAGACAACAGGCCCGGTCATGACGACCGGGCACCGATTTGCGACGGATCAGTTTGAACGCCCTCCCCACCCGGTAGCCAACCGGTGCCAGGGATGGACTCGCGGCCGGGATCCATGACCGCGTGCTTCTCGATGGTGTACGCGGACTGCACCTTGCGGTTGATGCTGTCCTGCTCTTTCGACTCGGCCACGTACCGGGTGGCCTGGTGCATGTGGGCAAAGACGCCCATGACGTTGACCATGTGGGTGTGCTCGCTGAACGCGGAGCGGATCACGACGAAGACATGCATGTGCTAGCCCTCCTCAAGGCTTCGGCTGGTAGTCAGCCGGATAGTGGGCAGTCACTTCCTGCCCAGGATGCTGCTTGGCCAGTACCTCAAGCAGCAGGCGAATGGCCCGCTGCGATGAGGTCTGCGATTGACCGATTACCCGGTCCCCAATCTTGAAGACGATCACGCTGGTACCGGTGCGCCAGCCTGGACTAGCGAGCGCGCCTTACTCCAGTCGATACGCTCCAGCGTCTCACCGGTCCAGTGGAAGACGTGGGATGCTGGCGTGTTGCGCTCGTGGTACTGCATGGCCTGGCGGATGAAGCCGTACTCGTCGGTGGCCAGGTACTTGAGCGGGTAGAGATGCGTGCCCATCTCCCTGACGATCCAGATGAAGCAGTCGCCGTCGTCCAGATCCCGGATGATGGTCTGGTAGTCGGTCGACAAATCGCACGTGTAGTGGGCTGGCCAGTGCGGGTGGTTGCCGTCCTCGCCAATGGCCTTGAGCATGGCCGTGAACGAGGCGGGGCGCCGCGTGTGGCTGATGGGCCGGTAGCCCTGGCCAGCACAGTCTCGTTCGGTGTTGCGGCACCAGCCGTAGCAGACCTCGCCGTCTTCGGTGGTGTAGTGCGAGGACTCGGCGTCCCCGCACTCGCAGTGCCAGGCGATGTGCAGGCTGGTCACGAGACCACCTCGATCTCAGCGTCGTCGCCCATGTCCGGATCGTCGCAGCCCTGGCCTTCGGGTGAGTGGTCACCCAGGCTCTTGCCGCACACGTCGCAGTCCATGTACCAGAACCCGTAGCTGGCGCCGTCACCCTCGCTGCTGCTGAAGTACGTGCCTTCCGGTGCCACGTCGTTGAGCGCATCGAACACGCTGTCGTTCAGGAACATCGAGACGCGCTCCATCTCCCACAGCCCGATGCTCTCGGCGTACTCGGCGGGCTGCATCCCAGCCCAATCGGCCAGCGTCTCGACTGCCTTCTCAAGCTCGCGGTAGTCCTCGACGACCTGATGCTTGGGATCAGCGGCTTCGAGGACCGAGATGAACTTCGGCAGGAGATCTTCGGTGCGCATGGTTGCTTCGGAGATCGAACCGATAAAGCGCTTGTCCAACTGTGTCATTGCGTTTCCTCCTCAAGGAAAGTTGATGGTGAAACTGTACAACGGGGTGTTGGAGATTGTCAAGTTTTCCAACACCCAGCAGTGCCGGCTATTGGCTTAGCTCTACCTTGATGATGCGTAGCCCAGGTTGCTGCACCCTGACTTTATGGATGGCGTCTTCGAGGTCGCCGCCTTCCATCAGGATCACGCCCTGCACCGTGATGGCCCACATCTCAGCGTCGACGTTGGACGGGCGATGTACCCGGCGCTCGACGGCGGGCGTGGGGGCTACCGGCTCGGGCCTGGGCTTGAGCACATGGTCTGGGTCGAGCATGTTCTCCAGCGCCTTCTGCTGCGGCTCGGGGACCTCGGGCTCGACGTGCTGCTGCGCCTGCCACGTCTCGAACGAGATCGGATCCCGGCGACGCCAGGTGATGTCCAGCTTCTCCAGCACGTTGTAGATGTAGGTGTCCTTGATGCCGTACCGGGCAGCGATCTCGTCGGTCGGCTCGTCGGTCGTGGTGTAGGCGTCGAGGATCTCGACGCGCTGCTCGTCGTTCAGCCTGGCGCTGGCCTTGCCGTCTCTGACATCGCGGGCGTGCTGGGCTCGCGCCGCCCCGGCTGATAGCTTTGGTTCTGGTTCGCTCATGTGATGGTCCTCCTCAAGGACGGTGTCCTGTCTTGCCCGCTGGCGGGCCTTGGCTTCCTGCCGCTCGCGCTGGAGACGGGCGTAGTACTCGCGGCCATGCTTGGCGCACATCCCGAAGCGGTGTCCCGAGTGGATCACCGCCCGGCAGATCTTGCAGCGACCATGCGACTTGGTGGCCATGGCGCTACCAGGGTAATCGTTCTGGCGCGTCACCCTGTTGGGGTGATCCCGGGATGTCTTTGAGATACTCCTCGGGGATCGGCGCGGGCTGCAGCATGGGCTCCGGTTGGAGCGTGGTGAACGGACGGCTGAACTCGGCGCTGGTCCAGAAGCTGGCCATGCGGCGGTACGCCAGCAGGATCGAGACACGATCCATCAGTTCACCCGCCCAGGTCTGCGTCTCAGCGATGAACCGGTGCCCGTCGCAGAACATGACCTGGCCGTTGACGGTGCGGCAGGTACACGCCCCGAAGCTGTGCTGCAGGCTGTCGATGAGCGCCTGCTGCTCGGTGGGTGTTAGCTCTGGCATGGCGGCGTCCGCTTGGCGGCTTCGGTGGTGATGCGGTACGCCTCGCCCTCGCGCTTCATCCGCTCCCAGTTTGCGATGCGCTGCTGACCCGTGATCCTGTCGTAGCTCGCCCAGTCGAACGGCGGCTTTGGTTTGCGCTTGAATCCGAACATCTCTGCATCCTCCTCAAGGATGTGGGCTCAGTGGTTTCACTGGCCCCATCACTCTACCAAGGAGCGGCGGAGAATGTCAAGTTTTCACAACACCTATCTACGCGGGATCGTCCGGATTGCTAGTCTCGAACGGATCCCAGTGCTCAGCCTTGCTGAACTCTCGAATGATCTCCCGCTCGAACTCGATGTCCTCGATGCTGCGTTCGTCGTTGGGAATAGCCTTGCGCCCGGTGCGCACCTTGCGGAATCCGTTGGCCTTCTTCCAGCGGTCGATGCACGCCTGGCAGCGCATCGTGCCAGCCACCACCCCGGCAGCCACCTGTGCTTGGAAGTCCGACGAGGCAACCGCGTTGCACGCGGGACAGTGCAGCAGCGCCTCGCCGTTGACTAGCTTGACGTTGTCGATGTATGTCCACTTGAGCGAGCGCCCGGTCTTGATGTCGGTGTGCCTGCCGCGCTTGCCGCCAGGCATCCACGTCCACGGCTCGACCGTCTCGTAGTGCATTGGGTTGACGCACTGCCGGAACTCGATGTCGTTGCACACGGCCTCGCGCTTGATGGCTCGCTTCTGGCTGCGCACAGGTAGTGGATCGTCTGGGAACACCAGCGGCCAGAGCATCTTGTATACCGGTACGCCTTTGTGCCCGTGCCAGTTGATCGCCGGGCGCTTGCGTGGATGCGGCGGCTCAGGCCAAACCCAGTGGCCGTGCCGGTCTTCAAGTAGCGTCTGGATGGGACCCAGATACTTCGAGATGTAGTTGGTCACGTCGGCCATATCCAGTGCCTGCCAGACCGACAACTCCTGATTGAGCCGCACGACTCTCTCGATGTCGGCGCCGGCGCTTTTGATGGCTTGGCCAAGTTGAGCCCGGTACTGGGCGCGCTTATCCAGGGCGTTGTACGAGCACAGGATAGCCAGAGCGCGCTGGTCGTCAGTGGCCTCACCGTGGTACTGCGCCCAGATCGTCTCGTTGAACCGGATCTGATCCGGGGTGAAGTTGTTCTCAGGGTAATAGTCGGAGGCCAGGGACTCTGTCGCGCCCACGTCGTAGAAGTTGCCCAGGTACAGGTAGGCGCCAAGCTCTGCGTCCTTTTCGGATAGCCGCACGCGATCAGAGCGGATGACGCCATCGTCGAGAGTGACGCCCCGGCGGTGGAAAGCGAGTTCGAGCGGTGACCATCTGGGTATCGTGCTGAGGTCGATCCAGCTAAGCGGGCTTGGTTTCATGTCATCAGCATCATACACTAACGTGCAACACGTTAGCAACCCACAGTCTTGTAACGCTTGGTTGCCGAAGTTGGTAACGCGATGCAACCGTAAACGCTTGACGAGGCCTATCCGTGCCCTAGCTTGACATAACATTACACCGGATACCGGCATTTTGGGTTTTACGCTTCTACGTCGATTACTACCGCCGGATGCTATGTTACCAACCCATTCAAGCGTATACCGGTAGGTAACGCGCTACCCGGGCATTTGCAATCTAATTCAGCGTTCTTAGCGTCTTACAAGACAAAGTATGGCTTAGACACGACAAGGCTGAATTAGATTAGCTACTGGATTCAGCCGGGCACATTCCGGGCCGGATTCAAGCCTAAAGACGGCCGAATCAGGCCAAGGCAGAACCGTCGGCTCGAAACAGCCTGGCCACCCTGCCGAGCCGCGCGTTAGCGCGGCGGGCAGCCAGGGCACCAGTTCGGGTGGCTGGTCGGTACGTGGCCTGCGTTCCAGGCCGATCTGCGCCAACGATGTGCTGGATGCGGCTGGTCAAAGCGGCAGGCCATCGTCCAGACGCGGCGTTTCTCGAAGCCGGATGGCTTCGGCGCAGGCTTTTGCCTGCGCAGCCACCAGAGCGTGAGCGCGTCGTTGAGGGCCGCGAGCGCGGCCCCGATGATGCATGCGGCGACGCCCAGCAGGATAACTCCAAGCATGTGCTGTTCCTCCTCAAGGAAGCTAAGCAAGGCGGACACGTTTGCCCGCCCTGCTGGCGATTACGTTAGCGGCTGCGGCCCCAGGTCACCAGGCGCTTGGCCTGCCTGTCGAAGGCGCGCTGCTCCTTGTCAGCGAGCCGGCGCTTGGCCTGCAGATAGCCGGCGTTGCGCGTGCGCTTGAAGGGGACGGAGGCGCGAGTATCGCGGCTCACGCCGCGACCTCGCTCTTCAGGGCGAACAACCCGTCGATCAGGCGGATGTTGCCGGACGGCTGCCGTTCGGCCAGGTACTTCCACAGCCGGACGTTGGTCGACCAGTCCGGCATCTTGGCATCGAGACCATGTGCTTTGACCAGCCGCTCGGCTTTGGCCAGCACGGTGCGGCGGTCGATGCCAAGCTCGCGCTCAAGCGCCTTCTGCACGGTCGTGGCAGATTCGGCAGCCGCGACCATCTCGTCGACGGTCAGCGTCGGCAGCTTGCCAACTGATGTGCTGAAGCGGTCCAGCTTGGACTCGATGTCGGCCAGCCAGGCGCGCACGTCGTCGATCTGCTTGCGGGTCTCAGCGACCCAAGATGGAGTAGTATCCATGTGAGATTCGGCCTCACCTTTCGTGGATGGAACGGTGGCTGACCGCTTGCGCGGCCAGCCCCAGAGCGTGATCACCCGTCAGAACGGGAGATCGTCGAAGATGTCCTTCGCCGGCGCAGGCGCGGGCTTCGGAGCCGGCTTGGCTGGCGCGGCTGGCTTGGCAGCCGGCTTTGCTTCAGGCTGGGCTGCCTTCGGCGCGGCCTTCCACTCGCCCGCCTCGACCATGTAGGCGTCGAGCTTCTGGATCGCCGCGTAGATCTGCGGCAGCGAGGCGGCGAACGCACGCAGCGTGTCCGGGCCCTCGGCCAGCCGGATCCACATGTCACCGAAGCGACCCTCGCTGCCGTCCGAGAGGACTGGGCGGATGCTGAAGCCCGCGTTGCCCTTGCTGTCGCGCTTTACGTCAGCTTTGAAAGAGGCAACGACCTTCAGGTCGCGGGCGACAGGTGACGCGGCACCGTCGAAGAGTTTGTCGAGAGCAGAAGCCATAGTGGCAGTGCTCCTTTCTTGTGGCTCAGCTTGCGCTGGCGGGGTCGGAAAAGCCCGGCGCGAGGATGGCGTCAAGGATCAGCGACGTAACAAATCGAGCCCCTTGCGGGCGGTGCGCGTAGCGCACGATTTGTTGCGGAGCCCTTGACGACACCGCAGTGCTGGGCTAGACCCCGAAAGCCAGCGCATGCATGAGCCGCGAGGAAGGAGCGCGCGCAGCAAGAACCCCAGTTCCAGGGGGTGTGGGGGCGGGACGCCCCTCGCCAACTCGCACAGGCATGTGCTGCGGGGGACCACGCGGGGTACTGGCATGGTGCGCGCAGGGCGCAACGCGCCCGGGTAGGGATAGAGGTGAGGTGGGCGCTTACGCGTCCCTTACGTGGGCTGGCCCAGCGCTACGCGCGCGAGCGCGTGCGCTGGGTCACCCACGATACGTGGACGAGCCCAACGTCGCGCATCATCGCCATGGGGGGCTAGCCCCCTATGGTGCTATGCAACGGAAGGGTGACTGTTCGGTGCGGTTCAAGGCTCGGGATTGGGCCGGGTATCTTCTTTCCCCGAAACAGACAGGACCCCCTCCCACGCCTGCAGTACCCGGTATACCAGTCCGGTCTTCCGATGGATCTCGGCTATTGCTCGCCTCGACGCCGCGTCCATCTCCCCCCGGCGGATGAACTCGATGCGCCGGTTACGAGCCCGGATCCAATCGTCGAGGATCTCCACGATCAGCGCTGCGGCCTCTCCTCGAATCTCGACCCCGCCCCCGCCAATCGACACTGGAGACAGACTACGGCCCCCACTACCGGGCATGACGATTTCGACTTCCGGCTTACGCACACTGCTGTGCTCCACACCACTTCCCGGCAACTCCGGCACCGAAGATTCGTGTGGCGATGCCAGGCTCGACTCTTCCCAGTCATTTTCCTCAATCATGTTCAATCACGGCTGCTCTCGTGGCCCCCATCGTCGTCCTCAAGCTCCCCCTCGTAGCCCTCCAGATGCGACTCAGCTATGGCGTTCGACTCTCCCCACCGATACCCGGCTACCTCAACCTCTAGCTCTTTCTTCTCCTGCTTGAGCCGGTAGATCGTCTCCTCACACCACCTGTGCCCGGCCGCTATCTTGACCTCTCGGACTTCAATCTCCAGCCGACGGATCTCCTCGTGCAGCCGCTCGAACTCAGAGAGAGGGAGGGTAACCCACTCCCCCCCTACTGTGCTTTCACTCACCCGACTTCGAGTTTTTCTATTTCAGCCGGAGCAGAGAAGACTCTTCGCGGAACTTGTCGAACGCCGTCAGCCAGCCGATGGCGTAGTCCGCCCGCGAGATCTTCATACGATTGTGCTGCCGACGAAGACCTAACGTATATTCCGACCGGAAGTGGGCCTCGAACAGATCCTGCACCCACTTCGGGCGGTCCGACATAAGGCTGGGAGCGGGACGGTTCACGTAGCGCTGGCCGCGAACAGCCTGATCCCCTGCCGATTTACCCGCTTCCAACCTGGCCTGAGCCCTGGCCGCTTGCCGCTTCTCGGTGCCTTCCTTCTTGGCCGGGCCGCTCACCAGCGCGGAGCTACCTGAGACTTCGACCTTCCTGGGCTCTCGCCTGCGCCTGGCGTTTTCCTTGAGCCGCTCCCTGACGGTCTTGAAACCCCGGCTCGATCTGCCCGAGTCTCCAGACACCAACCCGGGCACCTCCAGATCGAAGTCGCCCGGCACCGACTCGGTGTCCAGCACCGTGCCGTTACCCGACTCTTCACCATTTCCGTCCTGGGAGGAGGGCGTCTCAGCTTCTCCAGTGGCCGGTGCCACAACTTCAGGCTCAGCTACTGTGCTCACCTCAGCCTGGCCATTTCCCGAATGGATCTCCTCAACCAGCGAGTCGATCATGGAGCTAACCGATTCGACTTCCGCGACGGGCTCGGGGGCGACCCCGACTGAGGAAGCAGCCCTGGCCTCGTCGGCGCTCACTGGAACCCACTTGCCCTCCGAGTCCTGGCGCTCGAAGCCGCCGTCTTTCGTTTTTCTGAGCATGTTTTGACATACTCCTTTCCAACACTGAAAGCTTACCAGAACCGGAAAGTTGTTGTCAAGTTTTCGTACTCAGACGGCGAGTTTCAGTTTGGCCCTGCCTGGGCTCTGGTGCTCCTGCTCGAACCTCAGTTTAGCCGCTCGCCACCCGGCGGCAAAGTCCTGCCGGCTGCAGTGGTCGCGGCGCTTGCCCGCCGCGTAATCCTCCAGCAGCGCGGCGGCTTCCAGGGTGTCCAACTCCTCCATCCCCTTAAGGGATCCTCGACGTATCGACATGCCGTGTGCTCTTTTCTCCCGTCTCTTCACAGTTACCACGCCCTCTCCCGGAAGCTCGCGTGCAGATGTGGCCATCTTCGGGGAGCCTGCCCACCGGGAGGGCGTCCTAACTGGTACAACATCACCTCTAACAGTGTCAAGTTTCGTGCCCGTGACACTGGTGGTATCCTCATCCCGATGTCGGTCATCAACTTCCCGCCAGGCCCCGACCCCCAACCTGAGCACAGCCTCCCGGAGATCCTTCAGAACCCTGCCCTGGACCCGGAGGTCCGCCTCACGCTGGTCATCGAGGCCGAACAACGTGCCAGGGAAGAGTGGCAGGACTGCGCGCGGGTGGCCGACGACATCGACCCGGTGACCGACCCCGACCTTCTGGAGAACGCGCGCAAGGAACTGCGCAACGCCTATCGGCGCTGGTACGAGATCTCTCAGCAGGCGCAGGATCTGGGCGAAAAATTCAGGCGGGCCAGGCTGGAGCTACCCAGAACCCAGGTCTGGGAGGCGCAGTACCAGCAGATGCTCCACGACTTCGACGCCCAGTACGAGCAGGGTGGCCCGCAATACAAGCTCCTGTGCGAGCGGGTCGCCGGGCTCACCATCAGGCTACGCCAGATGGAGGCTTCCGGCAGGGATTTCAACCAGTCCGAGTACAACCAGACCAACGCCTCCCTGCTCAGCTTCGTCAATCAACTGCAGCGCTTCACCGAGGCCACGCGCACCGAGGCGGTCTCCAAGGAAGCCCAGGCCGTGGCCGAGGTGCTGATGGGCATCATGGAGCGCCACGTGGCCGTCACCTATCCGGAACTCTGGCAGCGTATCGTTGGCGACGTACGCCGCGCCCTGGAGGGCGTCGGCACCGCAGCATAGAAAGGACTCAGCATGGCTCTGCCGCCCCAGTTCAGAAAGAAAACCAAGATGACCGAAGCCCGGGACACCGCGCTCGATAAGAAGCGCGGCATCAAGGAGGGCTCCAAGAAAGACCTGGCGCTGGACAGGAAATTCGGGCTCAAGCCCGACAAGCCCGTGGGTGCGGGGCACGCGGCCAACAAGCGCAACCCCAAAGGCTCCGGCCCCTTCCCGCGCTGATGGCGAAGCTCAAAGCCGCCCAGCGCCAGAAGCTGCCCAGTTCCTCGTTTGCGTTGCCGGGTAAAGGCGAGGGAAAGTCTGGCAAGGGCTCCGGCAGCTATCCGATCCCGGACCGCACTCACGGCCAGGCGGCCTTGAGCAGGGTGGCGCAGCACGGCACCCCCGCCGAGAAAGCTACTGTGCGCGCCAAGGTCAGGGCCAAGTTCGGCATGGGCAACGACAAGAAGCGATGACCGAAGACATCCCCCACCCGATGGACTACATCGGCACCGACGACCCGGTGACCATCGCCCACTATCGCGCCATCTCGGAGGCGATGCGCATCGCCTACGACGCCATCCTGGGCCACGCGCCCGAGAGCGCGGAGCGCACGCTCGGGGTCCGCAAGCTGCAGGAGGCGCGCATGTGGGTCAACGCCGCCATCGCGCTCGACGGCAAGCGCTATAGAGTCTAGCCATGCCGCGCCCGGTGAACCTGACGACGCTGCACCGCACGGAGCGACCGGTCTGGCGCCACCGTGACTGGCTGCTCGACTCGATCTACGCTCTGCTCCGGGTCTGGCTCAGGGACTGCCCTGGCGGCTACGACCGCCACCCGTACTGGAGACGCGCATGAGAGTCAATCAAACCTCTCCGGCTCGGCGCCATCATCGCCATCATCGTGCTGGTCGTCGACGTGGTCTTCATGGCCATCTCGCAGGTTGACCTGAAGGTGGGCCTGCTCATCGACGGGCTAGCCGTTGCCCGGCTGGTCTGATGGCCTGCAGGCAGCCCTGGCCGTCGAGGGGCGCTGCCACCGGACCGGAGGGCGGCTTATCTGCGCGGGCCATTACGACTACTTCGGGGCGTATATGGTCTGGACCAGACATGTGCTCAAGGGCGTCCAGTACCGCGTCATTCCCTACGACCATCCGGCACCGGAGGTGATCCATGCCAGCACCCTACCCCGCCAATAACCCAACCTACACCGGCTCCCTGTTTCCGAATGCCGTCGACGAGATCAGCGGCGAGAAGGAGATAGCCGACGCCATCATGGCCACCCAGGCGACGGTGCTCGGCGTCCCGGGGGCGCCGCCGCTGGCCAGCACGTCTGCCGGTACGGTGACCGCCACGACCAGCCTGATCGTCGGCAACGTGACGCTGCGCGGCGGCACGGGCGTGCCAGCGGCGGGGCTCGGCGTCAACGGCGACTTTTACTTCCGGCAAGACGGTGGTGGTGCTGGAGCAACCCACGTGTACTTCAAGAACGCGGGTGCCTGGCTAGGCATCGCGTGACCCAGCCGCAGGCCGCGCCGATCACCAGCGTCGTCACCACCTACGACACGCTCGCCGTCCCGACCATCAACTGGCTGGGAAACTGGTCAGCGGCCACCACCTACAACCCCGGTGACGCGGTCTTCTCGGGCGGCTCCAGCTACGTGTGCGTCACCAGCAACTCGAACTCGGCGCCGCCCAGCACCAACTGGACCCTGCTGGCGCAGCAGGGCGCTACCGGCGCGCAGGGCGCACAGGGGCCGCAGGGAGTTACCGGGCCGCAGGGTGCCACCGGGCCGCAGGGCGCTACCGGCGCTACCGGCCCGCAGGGACCGACGGGCGACACCGGCGCCACGGGCGCGCAGGGCACCCCCGGTGAGAAGTGGTTCACCGGCGTCGGCGCGCCTGCGGGCGCGCTGGGAGCCACCAACGACTGGTACCTCGACGGCAGCACGGGCGACTTCTACGAGAAGACAGCAAGCTCGACGTGGACCAATCGGGGTAACCTGAAGGGGCCGACGGGGGCAACGGGTGCCCAGGGGCCGACAGGCGCCACGGGTAGCCAGGGACCCATCGGCAACACCGGCGCTCAGGGACCCCAGGGCATCCCGGGGCCGACGGGACCGACGGGGGCCACGGGCGCCGATGGCCCGCAGGGTCCGAGGGGGTTCACGGGCGATACCGGCGCGACAGGCGCCACGGGCGCGCAGGGACCGCAGGGCGTCCAGGGTCCAGTGGGACCCGCCGGGATCCAGGGTCCCATCGGCCCGCAAGGCGTGCCTGGTCCGCAGGGTACGCAGGGCGTCCAGGGGCCGGTCGGCCCCGCAGGCCCCACAGGACCGACCGGCCCGCCCGGGCTGGGGTACACCATCAAGGGCCAGGTCAACGACGCCAACGCGCTGCCGTCCCAGCCGCAGCCCGTCGGCAACGCCTACCAGACGCTCAACGACAGCCACATCTGGTACTCGACGGGCACCGCGTGGCTCGACCTGGGACCCATCGAAGGCCCCGCTGGGCCGCAGGGCGCGCAGGGTGACCCCGGCATCCAGGGACCCACGGGCGCGCCAGGCCCGCAGGGGCTGCCGGGGGCTCCGGGGGCGGTTGGCCCTACTGGCCCGTCAGGCCCGCAGGGGCCGACCGGGCCGCGCGGACCGCAGGGCGCACCAGGCGACCCGTATGGCAACCCGGTGCTGGCCATCGGCTCCATCGTCCACTGGCGTCCCGCCGAGAACACCTTCGACCGCTACGGGCTCTGCAAGCCCGCCGTGGTCCTGGGGGTGTGGGACGCGTACTACAATCTGCTGAACCTGCATGTGCTGGGCACAGTCGGTGGACCGACGCCTCTGCGAGATCAGGTGCCGACGGGCGCAGGCCCTGGCCAGTGGCACTTCCTGCCCGACTGTCCGTACGGCATGCTTATTCACACCGGAGGCCAGCAGGCCGCCCCGTTCACGGCCAGCCAGTTTCAGACCCTGGTAGCCATTCAACCATGAGGTGGTTCTCGTGACCGATCCCAACGTCCAGCAAACCGACTCCGGCGACGAAGTCATTCTCGAACCTGGCGACCCGGGCTATGTCGAACCGGGTACGCAGACCGACGCCAGCGGGCAGCCGATCCAGAACCAGCCCGAGACGACGCCAGGCCCCGACGAGCCGCTGGGCGCCATCGCCCCGCCAGGCGAGGATTTGCAGCACGTGCGCGAGCGGGGCGAAGGCGACGCCGAGTTCGCCGCGCGCACGCGCAACGTCGTCGTCGAGTCCCAGTCCCCGACCGACATTGTGCCCAACACGCCGCAGATCTCGATGGGGCCGCGCGTCCCGGTCGAGGGCACCGAGGGGGCCATCAGCTACGCGACCGCTCCGGTCGAAGCTGAGCCCAGCGTGGCGGAGCCCGTCGATGACGCCCCTGCTGAGGAAGCGGAAGCGCCCGCTGAAGAGGCGCCGCAAGCATGACCATGCCGCTGGCTATCGTGGCGGGACCGGCGGGCTTCGTCACGCTCAGCAACGTCATTGCCACGCCCAACGCGGCCGGCACGGTGGTCACCTTCTCGGTGACCACCGACCAGTCGGTGCAACTCAACTTCAGGATCTGGGACACCCAGAACCCCAGCGTCAGCGCGGGCGGCACCGAGGCAGCGGCGGCGGTCGGTACGCGCACCTTTCAGTACACCCTGTCCCCGGTGAGCGCCAACCCGCAGGGCAAGGTGATGGGCTTTGAGATCACCAGCGTCACGGCGCCGCCGCCCACCCTGCGGCCGTACCAGGGCACGGTGCGCATCTCCGCCGCGCGCACCGTCGCCAACCAGAAGGCTGTGCCCGTGCGCTGGAACATGTTCGGTGACGGCACCCGCCCCGCCGGTGGTGCAGGTATTGGCAACTGGTCCAGCTACACCTGGGCGCAGTACAACCCCAAGATGACCACCTACCCGACACCCTGATGCCGAGTGCCAATGGCAAAGCCGCCGGGGTATTCGGCTGGAGCATGTACGACTGGTCGACCGACTACTCGTATCTGGTCGGCCGCTTCGCCACCATGACGTGGACCAACGTCAAGAGCAACGCGGCCACGACCACGGTCACCCTGGTGGCTGCCGGCAACGCGGCGATGACCACCGGCTCGAAGGTCGGCATCATGTGGGGCCGCAACGCGTACGGCTACGACCGTAAGACCAAGCTTGTGCCCGGCCCCAGCGCCGCGATCACCATCTGCGGGGACGATCTGCAGCCCAACACCCAGTACCACACCGCCGCGTACTGCGTCGATGGGCTGGGTAACACGTGGATCGGCTCCGACACGCTGCTGACTACGGGAGCGACACCATGAGCGACTTCAGCGTGGGACCCGGCGTCGCCCAGGCGATTGCCGACAACGGCGCCGAGCCGAGGAGCGACGAGCGCTATATTGTGCTTGACGAGGGCCGCAAGATCAGCATGACCTTCGCCACCGACGGGGTGTACTACTGGTATCAGGAGGACAACCGCACCCAGCGGACACCCTTTTGATGGCGCCGAACCCCCACCCGCCGCGTGGTACGACCCCTGGACCTCACAGCCCGGGCAACTGTACGACTGGACCTGCTCGGCCTGCAGCCTGGACTGGCTCAAGCGCGCCACCGGGCTGGTGGTACCGTCAGACATATATGCCTCGCGCGAAAGCACCGTCTACGAGATCGGCTATCCGAACAATATCAATTCCACCTATGGGCTTATGGACGGCAGTGGCGCTCAGCTTCAGCGTGTGCTGTCTGATTATGGCCAGGATTCGGAGCAGGGCTGGCTCGACTTCGACCAGACGTACGCGCACGCGATGGATGGGCCTGGCATGATGTCCGGCGCAGCGTGGTATCACTGGGTGGGCATTCGCGGCGTGCAGGGCGACACGATCTGGGTCGCCAACTCGGCGCCCGGCTACAAGTCGGTGTGGGACAATGTTTCACGTGATGATTTTGCGAGGCTGGGCGGTTTTTCGGTGGTATGGCTTACCTAGCGATGCTTGGAGGGGGTCTAATGCACCGTGAAGCAGCCCTATCGAGAAGGCCAGGCCGAGTCTGGGCCTGCCCTCTTCTTCTTCATCGCGCTATTGCTCATGATTATCCTGCTGGCTGTGTTTATCGTGTGGATCAATGTGAGAGCCTGAATGCCCTGGAAGAAGAGCGGTAGCGGCTTCACCACCGCCCGGGGCGGGTTTGTCAAGAACCCCAAACAGTACGAGGCGCTCAAGGCCAAGTACGGCAAAGAAAGAGCCGCCAAGATCACCAACGCAGGAGGTACCAAGCGTGGCAAAAGCAAGTAAGTCGGGCGGCTCGTGCGGCCGCTGCGTGCCCAAGGGCAATTCCAGCCACGGCACGCCGAGTTCCAAGGGGAAGAAGTACTGATGGGCTTCCCGCGCCAGCCGCCGTTGGGTCCCCCCTTCCCGGCGGCGCAGCCTGGGCCGTTCGGCGCACCGGGATCGACAGGCCCCGGTCCCGGTCCGATGCGTCCGCCCGCGCCGCGCCCGACGCCGCCGCCCGGTGGCCCGATGGGCGGCAACCCGTTCGCGCCGCCCAAGCCGCCCGCCCTCGGCGGCGCGCCCAAGAAGAAGTCCTCGCTGCCGTCGGGCGGCGTCAAGAAGAAAGCTTCCGGCTCCAAGCCGTCGGCTGCCAGTCGGGCCAAGGCCAAGGCCAGTTCCGGTACGCGCTCAAGGAGCGGCTCCGGTAAGCCGCCCAGGATGTAGTTGCCCCAGACCACGCTGCCTGGCCTGGCGGGGCTCGACTTCTCTCGCCTGGCCAGGGGCGGCTCGCCCAACGACTGGCTGACAGCCTGGGAAGACCGCGCCAAGGCCAACGTCTCGCAGTTCCTGCCGATCACCCCCCAGGAGCGCTTCGAGGCGTTCGAGCGCCTGAAGTACCGTCCGCACGGACTGTACGTGCCGCTGGATGAGGACGGCCGCGCCAGCCTCCGCGAGCGGGTGCGCTACGTGGGCAGCTTCGAGTCGGCCGACGACCGGCTCAGGGAGTATCACGCGCTGCAGGACGAGACCGCCACGTGGGCCAGTCGCGGCATGCCTGGCCACTGGACGGGCCAGCAAGCCCTGACCCGCTCCGGCGCCCGCTTCCGCATCGCGGCCTGGGGACGCCGGGGCGGCAAGACGACCCAGGCTGCCATGGAAGCCATCGGCGTGGCCATCCTGCGGCCAAGAAGTTGGATCTGGCTGGCGGCGCCGACGATGCGCCTGGTCAGCCGCTCCTTCGACAAGGTCATGCAGTCGATCCGAGACAACCAGTTCAAGACCCGCGTCGTCCGGGACACCAATCAGGAGAAGCTGTGCATCCTCGAAAACGGCGCCCGACTGGAGGGCGTCTCACTCGATGACGTACACACGGCGGCCGGGGCAGCCATCGACCTGGCGATCATTGACGAAGCAGCGCAGATCTACCCAGAGGCATGGTCCCGGGCTATCCTCCCACCGCTGACGGACCGTAATGGTCAGGCGCTGCTCATCAGTTCCTGGGAAGGCGAAGGTGATTTCTTCCACCAGAAAGCCGTCGACGCTCGTGCTGACATGGTCGGCAACGGCACCGAGGCGGCGTGGGAAATGTTCCAAGACGCGTCCTACGAGATCAACTTTTACGCTTTCCCGCAGGGTCGCCAGACACCCGCCCTCCAGCAAGCCGCCCGCGAGATGGAGCCGTACGAGTTCCTTGAGCAGTTCGGCGGTATCCCAGCCGCCGCGCGGGAGCGGGTGTTCCCCGAGTTCAAAGAGCGGGTGCATGTGACGGATGTTGAATATAATGCCGACCTCCCGGTTATTCTGGCGGTCGACCCATCCGGCGGATCGAACGCCTACTGCATCCTGGCCATTCAGGAGTACACCGACATGACGGTGGTCTTCGACGAGATCTACGAGGACCACCGGAGCACCGAAGAGATGGCCGAGCTACTCTGCTCGCGCCCCTGGATCCAGGCGCAGCAGATCTCGCCCGACGGCGCGCTGCTGCCGCAGTGGCGCATCGAGGGCATCTCGGACATGATCTGCGATTCGGCGCAGCCCGAGGAGATGCGCCGCTGGCAGCGCATGGGCTTCCCCGCGTACATCGTCGAGAAGAAGCCCGAGGTCATGGAGCGCATCCCGTTCCAGCGCAATCAGTTGCGCGACCCGGTACGCTTCTTCCGCTTCTACCGCTCCATGGTCAACCTCGTGCTGGACAGCAAAGGGCTGCCCGAAGACGCCGACATGGGCATGCCCGTCGAGGAACAACGCCTGCTGACCATCGAAGTTGAAGAGCGGCTGAACGAAGAAGATATCGTCGGTGACACACTGAGCTATTTACGCTCATGCGCCAGGATCAGAATAGACAAAGGATGTCACAACTTCATCGCAGAAGCCAAGGCGTACCGGTATCCAAAGCGGCGTAACGATCAGGAGAATCTGAAGGAAAAGCCGCTCGATTGGATGAACCACGCCATGGACGCGTGGGGTTACTACGTGTGGATCAAGCGTCGCTTCGAGGGTGAGCCGGAAAGTGACTCGTACTCCTACCTCGACACGCATCTGGAGCCCGACTACGACGCGGACCCCGACGTGCTCGAAGAGCCGGTCTCACCCGAAGTGCTGGCGCGTCAGCCCCTGGCGCGCGGGCGGATGTTCCTGCAGGAGGTGCGCAGCTATCATGAGCGCGGTTCGTACGAGCCGACCTCGTACTTGACCGTGGCAGGACGCTGATGCAGGTAACGGAGATCGAGCCCCGCGTCTTGGACAAGATCTGCTTCGAGCCCAACACCGGGTGCTGGCTGTGGGGTGGTGCGCTGTCGTCCAATGGGTACTCCGAAATCAAGCGCAACAGGAAGAACCTGCGGGTGTACGACCTGTGGCTGTCCCCCCTGCCGGTGGGCTCCCCTGAGCGCGACCACGTCTGCCACGTGCGGTGCTGTGTAAATCCGGATCATCTGGAATACGTGTCGAAGAAAGTCAATCAGTATCGGGGGACTGACTCTCGGGCACGTGAGCGAGGGGGCTTGTGTGTGCGCGGCTTGCATCCGTGGGTAGCCGGTAACATCTACACCCAACCCAGTAACGGGAAGCGGCGCTGCATGGGCTGCAATCGAGACGACCAGGCTGCACGACGGGCGGCGGCGCGATGACACTACAGGACGCACACGGCGCGTACCGCGACGCCATCGACGACATGCCGACGTACGAGGAAGTGCGCTACTGGCGCGACCACCTGTGCTCAAAATGGGGGGATCTGGATGAGGCCCAGGAGGACGAAGAGGATCTCTACTTCCAACTGTTCGACGTGGAGTCGCCGGGTGGTAGGCTGGCGGTCAAGACCGGTTCGGCACCCGCAGACGCCGACGCGGCAATCGACTCGCTGGTTCCTCCTGATGTATCCGTGCGTGTGCGGCCCGCGCGGGCGCGCCAGAAGTATCGACTGCAGGCAGATAAGCTTACGCGGCTTGGTAAGGCCCTGATCCACGACTGGCGCAAGCAGAAGGATGTCTTCCGCCAGATCCCGACCGACATGGTCATTCGCCGGGTAGGCGTGTTCCGCATCATGGTCGACCGCAGCCTGTGGCCGCAGAAACCTGAAGGGCTGCAGGCGCGCGGGCCGATGCCCGAGCAGTTGACCGACGAGAGCGACGAGGAGTACGAGCAGCGCGTCGAGACCTGGGAAGAGGCCGACGCGGAAGAGATCTGGGAGGTCGCCAACCGGCGCCGCAACCCGATCCTCTTCCAGCGCCGGGACGCGCGCACCTGCCGCTGGGAAGAAGCCGACGACGGCACCATGCTGGTCATGGTCGAGCACTACCAGACCTCCAAGGCCGAGGCGATGCACGCGTTTTCTCGCTACGCGGACACCGAGCGCATCCTGCGCGGCATGAGCCCCGACGAACTGGTGTGGATCGACGATGTGTGGATCGGCCGCTTCCGCAGCCTGCTGATGAACGACGAGCCGCTGTTCGAGACGCACGTAGGCACCGACTACCGGGGCGTGGCCGAGCACGGCTACCCGGTCATTCCGTACGTCATCTGTCCGTTCAGGGAACTCACCTTCGAGGACATGGAGCGCCGCTACCGGGGTATGCTCACCAACGCGGCGGGGCTGTACCCCATCGAGAGCAACGTGCTCACCATGCAGATCTGGATGCTGGCCATCAATGCCTGGCGGACGTATCTGGGCTGGACCAAGGATGGGCGCCAGATCGAGATCCGCCCCGGCCAGTACATCCCCATCGACCAGCGCATCGGTGAGTACCTGGCGATGCTCGAAGGTCAGCCTGTTCCTGAAGAGCTACTGTCCACAGCTTCGGTGGTCGACCAGTACATCCAGCGTAATGGTGTCGCGCAGGGTCCACGTAGCGCTGAGGGTACCCGCAGCGCGCAGCAGTTGTGGGCTATCCAGTCCATGCGCACCCTCAAGATCGAGAGCGCGAAGGATGCGCTGGTACGCGGCATTACGCGCGCCCTCGAACTCGCATCCATGGAGTTGGAAGTTTGCCTCCAAGACCGGCTCACCCTGCCGGTCCCAGGCAAGAGCCGTGATGGTGAGGACCTTGGAGAGGTCACTGTATCCCCACAGGATATCAACGGTTACTGGGACGGCTGGGAAGTCAGTCTCGGTCGACGGTTGGACCCGGCTATTCTGGAGCAGTGGAAAGCCCTCCAGGCTCTGCAGGCGAACAAGTGGATACCCCACCGGACGAGCATCGAGCTATCCGGTGCAACGGATAATCCGCAGGAATGGCTCGACGAACTGGTGCGCGAGGCGGTCGACTCGCTGCCGTTCGTGATTGAACAGGTTGGACTGGAGCGCGTCAAGAACTGGTTCGGTGAGGATTCACCACGTTTCATTGCGCTGAGCCAGAAACTGGTGTCCCAGCAGCAGGCGCAGACCAGCCCGATGGCGCCGCAGGGGGGGACACAACAACCACCGGGCATGCCAGGCGGGAATCAGGGCAATGGTGTTGCAGCGGCGGGCGGCAACCTGCAGCAGACGACGCGCCCGCGTGGGGCGACGCGCATGTCGGGTCGCATGACCCCTCAGGCGCCCGACACGCGCGGCGCTCCCAGGCCAGTAGGGTAAACTCCCGGCATGCAGGGGGATGCGCTGGACATGTTCAGGGCCATGCGGCCCGAGAACCCTGGACCCGTCGATGGGCTGCGCGCGGCGGGCAACCTGCCCAACGGTCAGCGCGATCTGCACTCACTGGCGATGACGCCGGGTACGCCCGGCTACAGGTCGCGCATTCCCCCGCCGCCCTGCTGGCAATGTGGTGAAGACCATGTGCCCAACCACGATTATGGACATGCCTGGATGCCTGAGCCCCAAGTACACGACGAGCCCGTTTCGGCTGGACCGGTCAGCCGCCGCCCGATGGTCCCGCTGAACGCCGTGCCCGTCGACGCCACGCCCGAGCGGCGTGTGGCGCTGTACGTCGGGCGCGGCGACCTGTACGTGGTTGCCGTCGAGGAGGCGCCCGACTGGGACACCCTGGAGTCGTTCAAGGTCGCTGACTCGGACGTGCCGCGCATGATCCTGATGGCCCGCGCGCTGGGCGCCAGGATTGCCGACAAGACCGGCGGCGACCTGTTGATGCTGGAGCAGGAATATGGCCAATCTACGCAAGCTCATGCAGGAGGTGCCGCGCCCGCTGGAGATCGTGGCCCACGACGACAAGGGCAGCCTGCCGCTGGGCCGCAAGGC